CGGCGCACTCGACAATCATACGATCAAAGGCTCGCAAATAGGCATTATAGATGCGCGGCCAGCGCCGCGCATCTCGCTCCATCTGGCGCGTGTTCCCCATCGGGCACATCACGCAGCCGATGCGCTTGAATCCCTCATCATACAGCGAGCAATAGGGCAGGTGCTCCTGACGGATGTAATCCCACACGTCGCTATCCGACCAATCAATGATCGGATGCAATAAATTGCGCTGTGTTTTGTAACATAATTCCACCATGCCGCGCTTGCGGCGCGCGACACTTTCAGCCCAGCGCACGCCGGTAATTACGGTGCGCCCTTCGCCGCCGCGCTCTTTCAGCTCCTCACAACAGTAGCGCGCAATCCGCGTAGGCGGATAGCCGTGAACGGCTATCAATTGCCACATGCTTTGAGCTGGACGCTCAAAATGCACTGTCGGATAGTGCTCACGTATAAATCGGATAATTTCCGGCGGGTCAACCGTCGTCACCTGGTAGTGCGCATCGAATGTGACGCCCGCTTTGACGGCAAGATCGTAAATCACCACAGAGTCCTTGCCGCCGGAAAATGCGGCCCAATAGCCTTCCGGTGGGCAAAACGAGCGCAGCCGCAACAGCGCGACCTCGACGCGATCTATCTTGCCGTCTAGCGTATACTCAATCAGCGGCATGTTTAACCATCTCTTCTAGCAGCGTAGGCGCGCGTCATGGCTTGGGAGCCTCGCCCTGCCCCTGTTTTTCGGCGGAAAGCCGATCCACAACCTCGTCAAGCTCGGCAACCTCTAGCGTCAACAATTTGATATTCCAGTAAGCGCGCTCAAGTGCCTCTTTGGCAGCCGCTATTCTGCTTTTATCCCAGTGAGAATCGGGGGCCGATGCCATTTCGCGCAACGCTTCTAACTTCCAATTCCTTATCCATCGCGCGCATCCCCCGCAAAACCACTTGTTCGCATCCCCGGCGCCACTTGCGTAATGGTAACCCATGCCACACCGCTGGCAGCGCGCGTTGGGTTCGTGATAGATAGGCTGTTTATTACCCATCTTTTCTGATTGCCCCCATACGCTCCGACGATTCCTCGCTCCCGTGATCCGCCAGTTCGTCAAGGAATTGTGCCGTGAACCAGCCCTCGCGATAGACCTGTTCGGGAGTCAGATGACTGGCAACAACCATCTGAGTCTCGGCAAGTTGCTTAAAGGTCTTGGCTAAATCGTTACTATTTCTCGTTTTTTGTGCCATCTTGCTCCTGCTTTTCGCCCTGCCCCACGTCGAGCGCGGCGAACGGGCACTCGTCACGATGCGGCTCGCCTCGTTGTGAACCGCACACCCGACATTGCCAGATAATTTTCCCTGATTTGCGGGGCGGGTGGGCGTAGGCGCAACGCTCAGCGCGCACTAATGCACCCCGCAGCCGCTCCACCTCGGCCCGCAGCATAGCTATCAGCTCCGCATCAGCTTTGATTGCCGCGTCTGCGGCCTCATATACCTCTCGCAGCGCGTCGCGCTCGGCTTCGATCTTGGCCGCGTCTCGCCCCTTTTTCACGTCGGCGCACAGCCGCCCCCACACTGCCAGCGCATCCGTTTTATCATCATATGTGCGTATTGTCACTGTGTAGTCATCCCCACCGGACACCTCAATAGCGTGCCTGTACTTCGCGTGTGGACAATCGGCGCAATCAATATCATTGTTGCAATCATCACTATATTCGTGGGCATAGTAGCACGTAATGCTCGACTCCTGATCATACCACTCAGATTTGTCGCTCATTTCGTCATCTCCTTCAAGTCGCCAGGCTGGAGGGCCGCCTGTGCTCGACCCAGCTCGGTGGTTCCCCACCCGGGGGAGCTGAACAACTTGATGGTCTCCTCGTCGTACTCGAGCCGAGTGAGCCGCGCCAGTCGTTCGGCCCTGGCCTCCGCAGCGGCCAGCTTCTCTCGGATGGCGTCGTACCCATTGATCGCCTGTGCAATCGCCTCGGCGCGCTCTTGCGCGGAGACAAGCAGCGTCTGCCCCCAACGCCCCTCGGTGCGCGGGTAGACTTCGGCAACCCAAGCTGTATTACCTTGCTTGATAATCGCCATGTCCCAATCGGGAGCAGTGCGGCGAGCGCGAGGCACAGTCTCCAGCGGCAACGCAAACAACTCACTCATTGCTTTCATCGTTCCCCCTTCTTGATTCTCCCCACGCGCCCCTTACCGTTGCGCGTGGTATGCGTGACTTGCGGCGCGCCGATGGCGTCCACCGCTTGCGTCTCTTGCACACACGACAGCCCCGCCTCAGCCAATTCCGGCTTTGGCCCCGCCAAGAGCACAACGCCGATACGCAGAATCCTTTGCGGCGGCGCGCCATAGCATTGCGCGAACAGCGCCGTCACCTCAGCGTCGGTGAGCGTGGCTGGGCGGTATTCGGCGTAGCGGGCGGGATCGTTCATTCTTCCTCCCCCTCGATGCGCGCCAACAGCGCGCGCGCCTGCTCGCATTGCGGACAGCCGCAACCGCCGCCGTACAGATCGGCGCATTCGCTAGGCAGTTGCCCCCGATGCGCGGCCATGATCTGCTTCAGCAGCGCCGCCATTTCCGGCGCGACGGCCATGAGGCGAGCGCGGGCAATTGCGGTTTCTTGCCCATTGCGGCTTGGATATGCTCTAGCAATTCGGTATCCCTTGGCGTCCACAATTAGCGCCGTGACATTCTCAGGGTCACCACTGTTCATGACGCGCCATTCGCTTTGTATCATCGCCCCTCCCTTTCCAACGGCGCGATCTCGTTGCGCGCCGGGTCTACATACAGCGGCCACCAACCACCCGCCGGGCCGCGCTTCTGTTTGTTCAGCCCCAGGATCAGCAGATTCTCGGTTACAAGTAGATCGTTCATCGGTTTGCCGTCCGGCCCTTTGAGCGGCTGATCCATGATCTCGCTCAACGCCGGACGCCACAACGAAAGCATCGTATGGCTGTATTGTTCGATGGCCGATGATTCCATCACGTCGTGCTTTTGCGGCAACTTCCATGCCCGCTCATTCGTGATCCGGTTCGATTGCGCGCCCATAATCACCGGCGCGCCGATGGTGAACGAAAGATCGCGCGCCCGATAAGTCAATTCCATAATGTCTGTGCGGCGGTTGTCGCTGAATGCGTGCGCTCCCTCCGGTGGGATCAGGTTGAGGTAGTCCAGGAACACGGCCACGAACCGGCGGCCCATCGCTTTTTCCAGCCAAGCCAATGCCTCGCGTACTTGCGTCAACGTCATGCGCGGTTGTTCGTGGCGATCTGCCAGGCTGTTGCCCAATACCCATAAGGGTAAGGCCCCACGCTTGAACGCCGCTTCTTCGAGGTGTTTCATCTCAACGTCCGAGAGCTTGCCGTCTTGAATCGCCGTTGCGTCAATGGTAGTTGCGTGCGCCAGATCGTAAATGCCCATCTCTTCTACGGTGTCTTCCCACGAGACATAGACAACCACCGCGTCTTGCCAGTCGCGCTCGACGATGTTACGAGCCATTTTGCGCGCCCAATTCATCATAAATCCCGTCTTGTAGTTACTGGTGTAGGCATGGATCACGCATAGGTTGCCCGCAATCAAAGGCTTGATAGTTTGATCTATCGCTTGCCATCCCAATGAGACGCCCTTGCCCGACATTTCGATGCACTTACGAACCTCTGCCAATGCCAGGTCGCCGACTCGTTGCGGCTCGAAAACCGTACGTGGCTTCATCCCCAGCGCCTCATTCCGCCAACTTGCTCAGGCTCTTGCGGCTTCCCCCGCGCCTGCAATTTGGGGATACCTTGTTTATACCACTCGCGCAACCATCCCCAGCCGTTCGGATTGTAGCCCCGCGCCACCCACTCGCGGCGGCACTCTGTTAAGCGCGCATCATCGGGAGCCTCGCCGAGAATAGCCATGATCTCATCGTAGAGTTCAATCGGCGGGTATCTGCCATTGTTGATCTGGCGGGCGCATTGAATTGCCCGCGTTTTGCTGCGTGGATCAGAGGTCTTTGTAGAGCGTTTTTTCTCCACCGGGGGAGACAAGGGGGTGTCATGCGCGTCAGCGCATCCCGCATCAGCGGGTTCAGATATATATGTAGTAGTCTCTGTAGTAGTCTCTGTTAAAGATTTTACCGAAACGTCAATATCCATTTTGCTGTTTGGGTAAAATCCATTTTCACGTTCTGATGAAATCGTCCCACGCCAAACGTGCAATAGCGCATCTTCAATCAGCCGGACGTGAATGGTAGGCGAACCGTTGAACTTGTACAGTTTGCGCTCAATTATCCCAAGTTCCGCGAGAATGTCCAATCCACGATCTACCTGCCTTGGAGAGACACGACATTCATCCCACCATTCCTCGCGGCTCTTGGCCAGCCACAAATAGCCGTCATGCTGGACGCGCAAGCGGCTTTTCCCGTCTTTGGCGGGGAGGTTCCAATAGACGATTTGACTGAGCATCAGCCCCGCAACCAAGTCGCCAGTCATATCTACATAGATGAGCTTGAAATCAACTCGCTCTCGGTCTTGCTGTTCAATACGAATGAAATCTTCCCAGTTCATATTCATGCCGTCACCCCTCACATAAATGGAAACCCCCGCGATCTGAGCGGGCAAGCGCCAGAACACGGGGGGAAATCCCAACTATTCGCCGACGCTTGCCCGTCGTGGCGGCTCTCACCGTCACCCCTATTGTAGCATACATCGGCGTCAATGTCAACATGAACTTTCCTTGTCCAGTTATCCTTTTGCCGGGATCGCGTTATTCAGCAGCCAACGCAACTCCCGCCCTGTCATCTTCGACTGCATGATGCAATCGTCTATCTTGCCCGTAGGCATCAACACTCGACACTTATTCAACCCGATCCGCTGGCACAACGTCCACGTTTCCATCCTGGCGTCCGGGTCGGCGATGATCGTCACGCGCTCTACTTCCGGCGTTAGCAGCGGGGTTATGGTTATATCGCTGACATCTTTCCCAGGTATCCCAAGAAACACAAGCGACGGGTTATCCAATGTGGCGCACACCACCATGATCTTTTTCTCACCCTCGGCAATCACTACTTGCCCGGCGATAGGCTTTTCAGCGTCGCACAGATAGAGCGGCGCGGGGCCTGGCCAGCGTATCTGGTAGCGATATTTCTTGAGCTTCTTTTCACCAGCAGCGTCCAATTGTAACAGCCGGTGCTTGATGTTCTGTACCTCACCGCCCTGCACGGCAATGGGGATGGTGAGCGTAGGGGCGGTGTATTCATCGCCGTGGACATAAAAGGTGTGCGCTGGATCGTAACCAAGCTGCCAATAGTCCTGCCAACTATCGGGGATACCGCATCCACGCCAGAGCGCCCGTCCTGTTTCCCCGGCGTGCTCATAGTATTGCACCCACAACCGTTCCGAGCGCAGAAAGGCCAGCGCCTTCTCTGCTTTGCGCCGCGCCGCTTCTTGCTCGGCCTCACGTTCGGCGCGCCACTTTTCCATCTGCGCTTCGTCCGGGCGATGATAGGTGGTGTCGCCGAATTGATCGGGGAAGCGCACGATATGGCACTTGCGACACCATAGCACCGGCGGGTTGAGGAACAGCGCGCAGCGGTTGGGCCACTCGCCGTCGTGCGGCTCGCCGCCACATTCCGGGCAGGTGCTGGTATAGGTGCGCTCGTTTTCCTGTTGTACATAGCGCACCTTGCCTTCCAGACATGCCCATTGCGGCGGGAGCGACGCTTCTCTCATCCCTCTTGCTCCCACGGCACAGCCATAGCGAGTGCGTCTCTGGCGCGTTCGATGACGCCCCTGGCCGTGCCGGTGGTGTGCTCGATCAGCCATTCGGCGGCGTCAAGGGCCAGGGAGAGGGCGAGATCAAAGGCGGTCATCCTAATACCTTTTATGACGCGCATTGAATGTCTTGACGCCAGCGCCATAGCCCAGCGCCATAAGCAACTCGCACATGAGCTTATCGGATTGGGCGTGGGCCTCGACGCTATCCTCTTCGGCAAAGAGTTTGTCAATCCGGCTGGCAAACTCGTCGGGCGTTATTTCTGCGGGTTGCAACGTCCAAGCCCGCCCGCCATTACCCCAAAAGTCAATGAGCGTGATCCCTCCCAAAACGCAAAGCGCCTCGCCTTGCTCGCACGCTTCTTTTTCTGCCAGATATTGAGCGCGCTCCTTGGGCGGTATCCACATTAGCTCGTTTTCTGGCCCAGCGTATTCGCTCGACGCAATGCGCGCCTCGCCTGACACGTCCTTCTCAACCAAACGCACCGAGAACATCGGCATTGCGCGCGGGTCTCGGTCTGCGCTCCTATCAGCTTGCCACGCCAGCCAGCGCGCCTGAGAACGATTGCGAGCAACTACCAGATCGTGAATCCGATAATTTTCGTGGGGGCTACTGCCATCCTCTAATTGCCAATCGGTACTTGCACTGATTTCCTCAGATAAGACAACATAGAGGTTCATTGTTGCTCCTCCAAACGCAAAGCGCCCTTGTAACGATGTGTTGATTGCCAGATCAGCACATATCCCCCCGAGAAGGCGCGGGGTGTTACATGGGCGCTCGCTACGATTCTTTTATTCGGTTCAACGCTGATGCGTGAAACGACAAACATAAAAACCTTCTGTTGCTCTAATGATACGTGTCTGATCTGGCAACTCCATCCTATCACATCTCGCCCGATCTGTCAAGCCCCCATTTTGCGCACAGCAGCGCGTGCAAGTCGGCGCGGCGCATGATCCACTGCGCGCCCATGCGCTTGGCCGGGGCCGCGCCAGTGGCTACCAGGCTGTGTAGATGGCCATGCGAGCAGCCGAGCGCGCGCTCCGCTTGGGCGAAAGTGTACCAGCCGAGACGGTTCAGTAGGCGCATGATGGGCCTTTCGATTAGGATTGCGCAGCGATCTCTGGCCGCTCGATTTGTAGATAGACGTTTTCGCGGCGTCTGTACGCGCGCAATGTCCATTCCGGCATATAGCGCCTAGCATAATAGCGCATTGTCTCAAGAAGGCTCTCTGCGATTGGGACATTTTCGCATGTTAGACAGACTGCTGTGGAACGTTGTATGTTGTGTTCCAAGCTCTGCGCCATATCTTGTATTTGCGCCCACGCATTGGCGTATCGAGCCGATCTGGAAGGCGCGCCGAGCTTGAACTCTTCGGGCGTAATCTCTTGAACCTTGAATGTCACTTGTTGCGATTCCATGATTTTCTCCTTTTGATTCTCTCTAACCATGTTTCCGGGCGGCGGGGTTCGGGAGTATTTCATCCCCAAGCGATACCGCGAAACGCCCCCGCGTGCTCGATGTGGCCGCTGCTGCGCGTGTACGGCGCGTTGCCAGCAGCGGCGCGGTTGTCACGGGCCGTCACCCCGCCCGGATTGCTGCTGTAACCACCTGTGAAACATAACGATGCTGCCCGCCACGGCCACATTGTAACTCTCTTGGCGCACGGCGGGGATGGACACGACGCGCTGGCATTGCGCCAAAACATCTGGCGGCAAGCCATGATCCTCAGCGCCTAGCAGATACACCGCCTGTTGGGGATGCCAGAAATGGGGCAACGGTTCGCCGCCCATCTCAACGCCGATCAATTGCGCGCCGCATGGCCGGTGGCTGGCAAAGTCATCCCAATCAGTGTATTCCCACAGCGGGATGTGGCGCGGCGTCTTGCAGGTGTCGCTCGCCATTTTCTCGTATCGTTTGCCCACCACAAAGATTCCCGCCGCGCCAAGTTGATAGGCGCTGCGCCAGAGCGTGCCGATATTCATGCCCGTTTTCGGGTGGTAGACGCCGATGTTGAAATAGCCGCGCACGATTCTCCCTTCGCAAGTAGATTGTAGCGGGCGGCCCAGCCCGTGTTGCGAACCAGGCCGCCGGCTGATTGCCGGTTACGCATCCGGCTTGCCGACCCTTTGCGCGGGGCTGAACCGCACTTGGCGTATCGCCCCGTTCACCGGCAACGCTATGACCAGCGGTTGGATTTGCACCTGCAATCTTTCGTGCCCCATCGGGGCCGTATTGCGCCTTTCACGCTCGCTGGAATGGGGGCGGCAAGATTCGGACTTGCTTGCTGGCCAGGTATCCGCTCCCGCCAGCGGGCGCACGGAGTTTTCAACTCGCCCGCGTGTTCCCACCAACGCCGCGCCCCCACGATCATCCCGCAACTCGCTCTAGCAGTTGCGCCTTGTACCATTCCGCCGCGCCGCGTTGAGCCGAGCGACAAATGTCCCCGATGTGCATTTCGTACAGTTCGGCCATGATGTTGGCGCGCTCTTCGTCTCGGATGTCATCGGCGATTGCACGCATGATCTTGCCAATGTCGCGGGGGCTGTTTTCGAGCTCGCCCTTTTCCGCCAAGTGCTGTACCGCCTTGCGCCAACGCGCCTCGGATTGAAACGACTCCAGATAGTTGTCGAGCTTGCTCTTGCCAGAGTTTTGTTTCCACTCGCGCTTGTGGCGCTCGCTGAACTGCTCACGTACAAACTTGGTGAACAGTGGGAAGGTACGCCCGCCGATGGCGACAAGCTCGTGATAGTTCTTGATGACCACGCCTTCGATGATCTCGTTACCGAGAAATGACGGCGTAACCAACAGCGCCTTCAGCCCCTCTGTGGTGATCGGCCCGCAATGGAGTTCCGGCACAACGTCAATCTTGAAAGCATCTGCTAGTTCAAGCAACGCCTGGCGATTGGCCCAGCCGTCATCCCCCATCCACACATCGAACAGCGCCAAGTGGTTGCGCGGGATACGCTCGTAGGCCAGGGTATTCTGCTTAGGCTGTTTGAGATATTCGGCATAGAACCACCACCCCGGCGGGATGCGATGGGCAATGCTGGTAATATGTGTCACGGCGGGCGCAAACGTCTTGTCGGGATTCTCGACGAAAAGCTCGTTGTGGTGGCTGCCAAAGCGAGCGCGTCCATCGGCGTCTACGCCCCAGCGGAATTGCGAACCATCCACCTTTTCTTGCACGATCACATCGCCTACCAGGGCGCGCTCTGTGCCTTGCGCCCCCAACACTAGAATCTTGGTATAACTGAGCATATCGGCCACGATCAACCTCCTTTTTGTAAATCCGTCCCAAGCCCGCCGGTGGACTTGAGCCACCCTCTGCGGTTTACGAAACCGCTGCATCGCTGCCTATGCTTGGCGGGCGATTTGGGCCGCTGCCCGCCTGCGGCCCCCCGATGATCCAAAAGGATTGTCCTTTCGTCGCGGGCTATGTGGGTTGTCAGTGCTAGTCATTTGATAGGCGTACAGTTTGCGCCGCAAACTCCCGTTGCGACTCGTCTCCTCTCATAACCGCTGCCGCATTGCTTTTTTGCTTGATGTTTGTTGCCTGCTTATGCGCTTATGCGGTGGGCGGGTGATTGCGCCAAAGCTAGGCGCGCTTGATAACGTCAATCAGATCGTTGAGCTTGGCAATACGTTCCGCGCGGGTTAGCTGATCGGCGCGCTTGACATTCTCCCTAAGCGGCCATGCACAATATCCGTCTCCGAAATCAATCCGATATGGCACTTGGCTTCCTGGCATATCAACGCGGTTGACGCGCCCCTTCACCCACACCTCATCGCCCACCTCGATGGGCTGATCTGGCTCTGGCGGGGGATTGGCTTCGAGCGCGTCAAGGCGTTCCTTGATGGCGGCCAGAGCGCGATCTTGCATATTCATGTGCGCGCGCCGCCAAACATCGAACGTGGTTGCTTCTTTGGTGAGGTTGGTTTCTAGCGCGGACAGACGGCGATTAATCGCTTCGATCTCTTTTGTAGCTCCTGATGCCGTCAACACCGTCTCATCGCTAAGTGCGTTGGAGATGATCCACAACTGCTCCTCAATGTTCCTGATGCGCTGCCCCAAATCAGGCGCGGGGGCTGGCGTGTTAGCGGGTTCGAGCATGTCGGAAGAGACAATCATCCAGCATCCAGCCATCCAGCCATCGGGATAGAATCTTTTTGTGTCACAGGGATAATTCGTCCCTACTTGCCCCACGATCTGTGTCCCCTTCAATCGCCACTTTTGTTCGTTCACGATTCCTCCTTAAAACGGTTCCTCAACTGTTGTTGCGCGGCGCATTCTGGCGCGAACCGCAATCACGGCGTCTAGCCCCTCGGTTTGGTAGAGGATGTATTCCTCTACGCTCAACCAGGTTGTACCTTCGCACAGCAGGCACGGCTGTTCCTCGCCTGGTTGCGGCTCGCCCACGCGCACCGCCGCAAGATACTTGACGCCTGATTGCCCGCAAAGCGGGCAGCCGATGTGTGTAGCGCTGGCCAGTGGCGGACGCGGCTCGCCTTCGTCGGGCCAGTGTAGATGCGTACCAAAGGCGTCGGTGGTTTGGGTTTGTGGGTTGCTCATGGCGTCGTCACCTTTTCGACGATTAAACTCTCACTTTCGGCCAGCATGTCCTCGATGGCGATCAGCAACCCCTTGGCGTCCCACGTTGGAATAAGGCATTTGCGGTGGGTGTTGTTCAGCAGGTAGAACTCCCCCGTCAATGGCTGGCCATTAAACGTGATCGTGCTTGTGACCACGATCTCGACCGCGGGTGACGGCGTTGCCGTACCCCTTTCGAGCAACGCGCCGATCTTCTGGTCAATAATCTTGTCATCTGTCTCGGCTTCCAGAATCGCCATGATTTCCTCATCGAACGCGCCAGACATTATGGCGCGATCAAGGTCAAGCGCCTCTTGGAAACCTGCTTGTTCCGCCGTGGCCGTTGTACTGGCGTCAGGCGTTGCGGGCTGTACGCCGCATCCTACGAGGCAAAACAACATTGCTATTTTCGCAATCAAACATAAAACAATCGCTGGTCTCATCTTGCTCCTTGATCCCCGCCGCGCCGCCGTCAAGCGGTTTCCGTCGCAGTTGTCACGCACGGCGCAGCAGGGAATGTCAGAATGGCACAATGACTTCGCTGTTATTCTTGGCCCAGGCCCACGTCTTTTCGGCCTCTTCGCCCGTTAGTTGAGGGCCATCGTCGGTATGCTTGAAGCACATTTGCACGCTGAACGGGTCGTGCCCAGCAATGCTGATCCACGCGATGTCATCAATGGCATAAATGTCCATGCCGATTTGGATGAATCGAGCGTTGCACTTTTCAAGAACGGTCTCGCTGGAACGAACGATCATAACGTCCTCGCCAATTTGCCTTTCTGGTTTCATCTTTCACCTCAAAAGGGAATCTGATCCTCACCAATATCGGCCACAGCGCCGTTATCGCGGGGCGCCGGCCCCGCCTCGTTGGCAATGGCCTCGCCCTCGACGCGGCTCAGAAAGCGTACTACGTTAGCGCGCACATCCAAGCTGGCGCGCCACTCGCCCTGACGATCCTGGTAGGGCTTGGGTTCGGTGAGCGTGCCGACTACGAGCACTTTCATGCCCTTTTTCACGTACTGGCCGCAGATTTCGGCTAGTTGCTGCCAAGCCGTGATCTTGAACCAGACGGTGCGCTCTTGCGCTTGGCCGTTGGCGTCCTTCCACTTTTCGGACGCGGCCACTGAGAAGGTGGTAACGGGCTTGCCGTCGGGCAGATAACGCTGTTCTGCGTCGCGCCCGACATTGCCCACGATGGTGATTTGCTGATACATAGATTCTCCTTTTACAAGTAGCTTCTAGGCGGGGCTATCCTCAACCCCGCCCGTTTGTTACGCCTGCGCCGGTTGCGCCAACGATTCAATGATCTTAGCAGCCTCGGCTTTGGCAAACTCATTAGCCTTGACGCCAGTTGGCGTTGGCGTGGTAGCCCAGGCCGCCAACGCTTGGCATTGGGCCGCGGTGAGCTTGGCGCTCTCGGCAACGCCAAAGATATAGGTCGTCAGCGCGTGGCGCTTGGCGGCCTTTGTCTCGGCATCGTCCTCTGGGAACAGCATGTGAAGGCTGCCCACCGTTGCGCCGCGCAAGCCATCTACGGCAATAGTTGGGTCGCTGTCCTTGATCTTGGTAAGCAGCCAGCCCTTGACGGTTTCGGGGGCGGCGGGGCGCTGGGGCTTGACTGTCGCACTAGTGGGTTGGACGATAGCCGGGGGCATTGTAGCAACTGGCGCAACCACGCCATCATCTAGCCATGTTATCACATTGCTGAACCAAGCGGCCCCTGGCTTTTTCTCCACGGCATCGGCTACGGCAAAGCAGCGGCTCTTGCTCACGATCATGTTGTGATCCACGTCCATATCGGCCACAATGTCGAATTCGTATTCCATACCCTGGCGCTGGATCGGGGCCATGCCCAATTTCTTGACGGTTCTTTTGCCCCGCTCATCCTCGACTTGGGCATATTCCATCTTGGAGCGCATGGTTCCGATAATGTGGCACTTGCTGGATAGCATCGCATCCACGAGTTTGCGATGCTCTGGCGTCACAGAACGCCAGGCGGTGTAACTGTTGTGGCCTGGCTCGCGTAAAGTGGCTTGCTCGTGTTGCTCCAACACGCCCCCCTCGCCTTCCCAGGCGTGGGAGAGTGAGTCAATCAGAATCACATCGTAGCCCGCCGACTCCGCCGCCTTGATCGCCTCGACATAGAGCGTAGGCGCAAAGGTGTTCAATTCCAACACGTCGAATGTGAACAGATCGGCGTACTTTTTGGCGCTACCTCGCTCGGTGTCAATCACGGCCACCTTGCCGTTAGGCCCAGCCAGGGCAGTAGCGAACGCTAGGCCGGTGTAGGTTTTGCCTGCCCCGCTGGGGCCGTCGAGCGCCATGCGGAGCTTGATCTTGGTTTTCGTTGCACGAGTGAATTGCATAGCCATGATAAAGTCCTCCTTGTCACTAGCCCCGATCTGTGATATAATCGGGGTGTATAGCATCTGTTGCGGGGCGGCTCACGAACTACCCAATCGTGGGCCGCTCTGTTTGTAGCGCCGCTACATCAGCGGCCATATGTTCGATCAGCGCCAAATCCTCATTCACGCGGCTGATTTGGTGACGGTATTCTCGCACACAAATCCACAACTTCCGCTCGGTGGCCCATTTGACTAGGCCGATCAAATCCTCGCGCTGCCCCGTCAGCAGCGAACGCCGCAATTCGAGCGGGTTAGCCTTTGCCAATAGGCCATCGGCGTAAGCGGCAGCCGCATCGGTTGTTGCGCCGTTGGCGCGCATGGCCAGAAACGCGAGGCGGGCGTGCTCGATGAGGCAGTCGGTCATAGTGAGTCAATCACTCTCTGAGCAGCGCCCTCGCCGTTATCGCGGTCATAGAGCCACGGGTCAAGCGCATCGCCCGCAAGGTTGACTTTCATGACACGGCCCTTGAGATAGTCGAAATAGGTCTGCTCACTCAACAGTTCAGCGGCCTCTCCGGTGGTCATTGGGCGTGGATCGAAATGCAGAAATCCTAGTCCCTGTGGGTGTGAGGCGTTGTACAGCGCCGCCAATACTACTGCCTTGTCTTTGCCTTTTAGGTCAATCATGGTACCCTCCACAGATAGTCCATTGCCAACATACCAAACACCGTCGCTACTGCCAGCCGCAGCAGCCAGCGTTGCCCGCGCGGGCTGGCCAACCATCGCTCAATCATCGGATCAGCGCCGCCGCGCCCGCCCACAATGTTGCGAGCACGACGAAAGCCACAATGCTACAGAGCACAATGCCGACGATCTTTTCACCGATGCTCACCACTGTCCTCCTGGGGCGGCAAGCAGAATTACCGCCAACACTACGAGCCAGAAAATCACCCATCTGAACCGCATGATTCCTCCTCCAAATACAACGCCCACTCTTGGGGCTGGGTTTTGGCTCTGGCGGGGCCGTACACACAGCAACGGCGTTAACCAAAACCCACCCCCAAAGGCGGGCGATTGTTGCTGGTTTTCGGCTCTGCCAGAAGCCGCGCTCGTTTCGAGCATCCATAGCATAGCACATCGCCGCGCCAAAGTCAATCATATTATGTCCAAAAAGCGGACATAGAGCGGACATGTTTAGGACATAGAGCGGACATTTGGGAAGTGTTTGCGCTCGCAACGGCCACAAATGCCGTGGCTCGTTTCGTCCGGCGCGCTCGGATCGTCGCGCCAAACCCTCTGGCGGCGCAGCACGCGCTTGCACCAGGCGCATTGCGTCACAAACTTGATCCAGCGCCCGCCGCTTTTGGCGCGGCGGTTGAAAATGTCGCTCAGGCCGGGTATGGGCATGTCATAATCCCCTTGCCAGCACAATTGCTATGGCTATTGCTACTGCTACCGACAACAAACAGCCCACTACCTCGGCATTGATGTTTAAACGATGCATCCCCCATAGGAATATGAGCGCCACTCCCACGATTAGGACTATTGACATATCATCCCCCCTTGCTAGCGCGCCGCTTGGCCGCTTCGATTATTGCGGCCTCAACCAAAGCCAGCAGATCAACATAGCTGAGCGCCTGGGCCAGCGATTGCGCGGCGCTTAGCGCGTAATCGAGCGCCGTCTGCGTAGTAAACTTGGCGTCAATGCAAGCCCCCTCGGCCAATTCCTCTCGTGCCGTCTCGCATAGCAGTTCTGCTTCGTGGGCGTCCGTTTGGGCTATGCCCAGTTGGGTATCGTTCATGCTATCCTCCAATGGTAAAAATGACTTGGCGATAATAGCCTTTGGCGCGCTGTTCCGCCCAGTACACACACGACGGCACTTGGCACTCCGAGCCGCCGTACACCGTGCGCGTAGCGAAAATGTCCTCGAAAGGCGAGTATACCACCCCGCCGCACAATCCGCTGCCGATTATCTCAACAACGGCAAGAAACCCTTGTTTCATGGCGCTGTAGTAGATCGTCAACTTGAGCTTGCGCCCCTGCGGATCTCGCGGATCGTTACCGCCGCGATGGTGTTCCTCCATACAGAGACGCACATAGGTCAAAATCATATCGGCAGGCAACGTCCCCGCGTTATGCTTCCCGTAGTGGCGTGGGTTCAGTTCCACCGGCGCTTCCTTGCCGACGCCAACCGGCAAGGCCAGGGCGGCATCCTTGACGCCGATTCCATCGAACGGCATGTCAAACTCTACTTCGAGCGGATCGGCGTCAGCTACGGCCAGTACCGCTGCGCTGGCCAATTGTGGCGCGCTGGCGGGCATGGGCGCGTTGGCGACGACTAGCACAGCCGCCAATACGAGCAGGATCATCACCCACCAGAGGCCGCTGCTGCTACTTCGCGAGATAGTGCTCATAGCCACCTCCCATGATCGTCGTTTCGACAATTTCGACAGCGGCGACCAGCTTGAAAAATGTTTTGACCGCGTGATCGTCTGCGCGCTTGGCCGCTTCTACCGTTGCGTGTTTGCCGATACCGCCAAGTTCTTTGGCGCGATACTCGATTTCTGCCAACGCTTCTTCGTAAGTCATTTCATCATATCCTTTCTAGGTTTTCTCCCTGCTCCCGCCCTCTCGACGGGCGGGGTAAATCCTTCCAACGCGGCGGGGTTGATGTGCCACACTCCGTCAATCTTGACGGCCCCGATTATGCCGTCGCGCTCGAACAAACCGCGCCGACACCAGGTGGAGCCGGTTTGCCGCGAGCGGCCCCAACGCGCCGCCACTTGTGAGGCGTTGGGCCAGGTGACGGCCACAGCCTCGAACGCCCGCCACGCGGCGATAATGTCGGCGGCGTGTAGGCCATCGGCGTGGCGCAAAGCAAGCCAACGATCAGAGATCATAGCATAGTCCCTCCTTCTGCCTATCCTTGGTTTTAGCGGATGGAAAACCTTATCCGCCATCCACGCCGCAACCCGCGTAGCGCGACACTGAAAACGCCGGTATTAGCCTCCTCGTGATGCCGTGTGGTACGGGATTCCGTCCGTACCCACAGCGCCCGCTTGCCGAACTGCCATAGCAACGTCTGAATTAACCAATCCATGATTTGATTCCTCCTCTGCGTATATTCACTCAAGCCTCGCTGATGCGCTCATTCCCATATCCACCTCTTGACGATTTCTGCCCGTTCCGGCAAATCGTTGAGTAGGCAGGCGATGCCGTGCGCTTGGAGCCACGAGCACAACACATCGCGCTCTTGCGCCTTTGCCGATTTCGCAGCAGACCTACAATGCTCCTTGATCTGAGATTTGATGCTATCATAGCCCGCGCTCCACGCCTCTTCGGCAGCGTTCCCTTCCAACGTCAGCGCGGTGACGAATAGGTCATCGCCGCTGGCGGCCTCACATGACCGCATGTTCGCCTCGATGCTCTCATACCATGACTGACGCGGGTGGTTCAGCGCGCGCTGGCCGCAAAAGCGACCATACTCTCGCAAAACATTTTCATCCATAGTTACCTCCTCTGCCTATTTCGCTCAAGCCTCGCCGGCGGAGTTGCACCGCCAAAGCTGACGCGAGGCTTAACCACCTAGAATCGCCAGTTTCTCGGGTATTTCTGCCGAGGGGCCACGTCTACGGCCCCCATCTCGATCATCGTACACGCCAGCAGTACGACTCTTGGCGTGCTGTTAAGCATCCGTTGCAGGTCGAAGCGCAACGGATTGCCGTCTCGAATCGCATCTACCCTTTGTAGCGCGGCTTGCCGCCGCGCCTCATCCCACTTATCTAGCGGGCTGCTGTCAAGTACGAACATTTCGTCCATAGTTCTCCTTTTCTGTGACCGGCGGTTCATCGCCGCCGGTCTGCGTTGCGTGATTAAGCGCGGCCAAACCATTTGACCGCTTGCGCCGCCGCCTCTTCGAGCGCGTCGAACGACGGCGCGTTCTGGATGCGGCAACAGAAGTTGCGCTCTCCGGTTCCGCCGCTCAACCGCTTTTCATCACGGCTAAGGGGCCAGGTGAAGTCGCTCTCGTTCCAGTGAGCCGCGACGAACTGCTCACGGCCATCATCGGTAGTGTACCGATGGACGTTCTCGTACCCTTTTACCGTATCACCTCGCGTTGCCATAATCTCCTCCTCTTTCTTCGCTCACGTTTTGCGTTACTCGCTCATCCGATCGTAACATTCCGCGCAGGCGGTGCCTCTGCTGGCGCGCATCACCTGATTTTCCGGTACATCGTGACCACAGTCGCAATGTACCAACTCGACCACCACGCGCTGGCCGGTGCCGCTTTTGCGTTCGGCTTTGATCCCGGCCAGGCGGCGCGGCTCGAGCTGCCAAGCCACGCGCTTTTCGCGGCTCATCGCCATCCAATCGCTGCGAGTGAATTCGGCGTTGACCAGGCCGTACTCGCGATCCACGATCTCGGCGTCCGAACGCATTGGGACGCTTTGCTCGTCGCACAACCGCTCGTAATCGGCGCGAGTCAGTTTGGCCGGGATGCCGTCCGGGACTTCACATTGTCGCTGCGGGTCAAATTGTTGTGCCATTTTCGTCTCCTCCTCCGTGTCTCTTATCTACACTGACAGTATATCATAGATCGCTTTCCGTGTCAAGCAATTATGCGTAAATAATTTATTAGTATTTCCTTAGAAACACAAGCGCCAGGCTCATCACCTGGCGCGTGCGGCTATCGCTATCCAATCGTTGAGGCGAGCGGCTCGGCAGGAAAGGAGGAGGGAACCTGCCGAGCCGCTCATGGCGCTTGCGCGTCCGTGTTATCGTTTTTTTCGCAACGCGGCCTTTTTCATCGCCTTGACTTGGCGCTTGAGCCGCAAAGCCGTCGCCGCGTGTGCCGCTTGCGAAGATACATAGGCTGCTAGGCCCGCATCCACCAGCGCCTTGATCCACTCGACTGCATCTGTCGGCGGCGGGTTGAAACGCATCCCCACGGTCACAGCGTAAGCCGCCGCGCCCAGAAGGATGGTCACGGCAAAAGCCGCGTAACGTTTCAGGTCATCTTCGAGCTTGGCCAGCGCCGGAATGGCCTCGATCAGTTTCCATGCTACGATGCCCGCCAGCCCGCCAGAAATCAATTGCGTTAACAAATCTTTCATAGGTCTCCTCTCATATTCACTTTGACAATCCCCACCTTTTGAGTTATACTTCCCTCGCCTCGCCTACCATGTGTAGGATGAGATCGTTCCGCGCCGCGCGTTCCGATGTGCGGCGCGGATCGCATTTATCCTACATTCAACCGCACCTCAACGTGATGCGTGTTCGGCGTAATCAGCAGCTCTGCATACCCCGTCGGATACGCCCGATAATCCTTCCGATCCGCATACCGCATATCCGAGCACAGCGCCGGACACGCAATGGTGTGGATCGTTACCACCTCGCTCTTGCGCTTGCCCGCACGCACCCGCGAGATCGGCTTCCAGTCCGGCTTGTGATGGTGGCCCATCAGCACCACGTCTATCCCATCCATCTGGTCGGCAATCTGCAAGAGCTTGTTGCTGACGCTGCCCGCCGATTGCCCGCCGCCGGAACCGTGCGTTGCGTGAATCCGCAACGTCCAACTGTTCGCTTTGGCTGCGCCCCGATCAAACACCCAACTTACAATCCCGCGATGCTCTAGCCGGTGTTCGTGCTCCTTGTCGGCTAACCCCTCAATCAACGCGCTGTACACGTCCGCCTCCGAATGGGCGCGGATGGACTCCTCATGATTGCCCTCGACCAATCCCAAGCACTTGCTTGCACAGGGTCGCATGATGTCGAGAAACCGCGCCGTCTCTGCCCGCGCCAAATCCTTCAGGTCGTCCATATCTAACCACGGCGCTAACTCGGATGGGTCGAAGCGCGGGTCGCGTAAATTGATGAACTCGCACATATCGCCCAGCCCGATCCAGTAGGTGAACGGTTGCGTTTGGATCTCTTGCGCCAACTGTTTCAAGAGCTTTTCGTTGGCGTGCAAGTTGCCCAGATGCACGTCGGCTATGGCTATCAGCCGGAATACGTCCGTGCGGCTATCGTACTGCGTGTGGCGAGTGATACATTCCATGTCACGGCTGCTTCATAGACGCCCATAACCCAATCGCCACCGCCGTTGCCAGCGAGTTCAGCCCCGACCACCACTTTTCGCGGGTATCAATACGATCAATGCGCCCGCCAACGTCTTTCGCCCAGTCAGATTGATCCCTATGATGTTGCTCTTGTCGCTGATCGAGACGATCACAGCGCGCCTCGACTACGCCCAGCCGGTCATGATCCTTGCCCTGGCACTCGACAACCTTTTCCACCATAGCGGCGATGTTGTCGAGCTTGACGCCCAACACCGCCATCGTCACCTTGCCGTTCCCGTTGTCACTTTCTGTCATTCGCTACATCATTTCCCTTTCCGCTCCTTTGGGTTTGCCACCCTACCACCTAGCCCCATGACAACCTTGTCGTAGACGGCCCTGGCCCAAACCGCCGGGGCGGCGTGGCATAGAAGCGGCGCTGGGGGGGGCGTCATATTCTGCGTGCAAAACCTTGCAAAATCTGTAATGTTCTGCGCACAAACCAAGATCACATCGTCTCTGCGCGCTCTACCAACTGCAAAGACTCCAGCCATTGCACCGCCAACGCATCGGCGCTCAACAGATTGCCCTCGGCGTCTTTCAGCACAGCGGTGCTATTCAGCCATGCGGCGCACGCTGCCAGATCGAGCGCGTCTCGCCAACCGTCTAAGCAAGCGTCTACCACCGCCTTGACGACGCGACGCGCCCCGTCTTCCGGCTCCAAAGCGGCCAAGCGGCTCACCCGCGCGTGGTGTTGTTTGAGCGCGCCCGATGACGAGATCGGCTGCTGGCCGCCTTGTATCTCGCGTAGTTGCTGATGATAGCGCGAGAGAGTCATGGCGCAACCCGCCATTCACCGCTTGCCAACGTCATCATCGGCCCGCTCCAATCCACCACGCCAAACTCACCACCGCACGGATCATCGGTTCGTTGGCAGACGATGGCGTAAGCAAAGCCTCGGCACACGATCTTTTCGCCGTTGTCGCCCGTCACTGTGTAGGCCCGCGTCAGCGGCGCGCCGAACCCTTGCGCGTTGCCGATGGCCAGCGTCGCATCCTCGAACATGTCGAGACCATCCTCCAGCTCTAGGCCGATGTACCGATAGCCGTTGTTGATGATCGTGGCCCGTTCATCCCAGCTAAACTGCTGATAGGCGCTGACGCATTTCGTGGGACTTGGCCCCACCGTCGGCGGCATAGGCACGGTTGGCGTCGTCTCCGGCGGCGTTGGCGGATCGGTGAACGTCGGCGTGGCCGTCGGATAAACAACCGTGTAGGTTGGCGTAACTGTAGGTGTTTTTGTCCAAGTGGGCGTAGCCGTTGCGCTTGCCCGCGTGGTCGGCGTCTTACTGGGGGTAGCCGTGCGCGTTGCGGTAGCCGTGGCCGCCGGAACCCACACGAATGTCAGCCGGTCGCTGCTTGTCATGCACTCTGCTTGTGTCTTGCTCACATAGCCCGCCGGTGGATGCGGCTTGACGCAATACTGCGTTGCGGCGATGCGCGTATCGAACTGCTGCGCACCGCCTACCACCTCTTTGGTGATGATCTCGACATTATCGCGGTACAACGTAACCGTCCCGCCAGTTACGTCGAACTTGACGCCGTTGGCGTCCACCACGCTTACATAGAGCACCGTCGGTTGCGCGCCAAGCAAGCCGTTGACGATCCACCCTTCCCAAGCCTCTTGTTTGACAAACTCGTTGCTCAGGTAGGCGAATCCATCGTGGCCCCAATCCGGCCCCCAACTGTTGAGCGCCCAGAAGCCGCCTGCGTCATAGCCTACCAACAGCATAGCGTGGCCGCCGTAGTATCGCTCGCTTTCGGCGTGTACCCCGATTGTCCCGGCGGCGTTAGCGTAGAACGATTGATACACAGGCACGGCCACAAGCACCGGCGTCCCCGCCGCCAAGTAACTGCGTACTCCATCGAGCGCCGCTGTCCCTTGCGTTCCCCACAGCACGGCATAGCCGGACGCCTTGCGCGTCAGCGCGTCGGCAAGGGCCGCGTCCGACGGCTGCGTGCATATATCATTTGTGTTATACGGCATGAGCGATTCCAAGCAGTCGCCCTTGGCGGTTACAATCGTCAAAGCGTTGTACAAGCTCATGCCCGCGTCGCGTTGGCAATTCGAGGTCGTGCGCTGGTTGTAGATGAACGCGGGCGAACACACCACGCCACTCTGGTAGCTGGCCAGCGCCGCCGCCGCAAAGCTGACGCACGACGCCTGGCTGCCTTGCGAGCGCGGGGTGAACTCGGCGCGCATGTCCGCCGAGGCGGGCAACACGTCCACATTCGCCGCCGATGCACGTTGCGCCGTGGCCAGCGCATCGGCGGGCGAGGGCACACAGCCAAGCGCGTAGGGCGGGCGTGTGGCTAACCAGACGCCAAGCGCGGTCAGAGCAAGGCACAACAGGATTATGATAATCCAATGCCACTTGCTCATTGTATCTCCCCCGTGCGCAAATAACGCCACAGATAGCGCACAAAAGAGAGCGCGGCGCCTGCGCCCCACTCGATACGATGTATTAGCGTTGGTTTGGCGTGGGGCAACTTTGCCCACGCTGTCGTTGTATTCATCATTTCGCCTTCTTTGCCTTTTTCGGCGCAGCCACAGCTAACTCTGCTGCGCATTGCGCCGGAAAGTCCCGCAACTCTTTGCTTAGCGCTTCTAGCATGGCGATGCGGTCAGGGGCTAGGAACGCCTCATAAGTCGGATCATTGGCGGGCAACGCCGCGTCTATTTCGCCCGCAAAGCGCGTAATATGGTTAACGCCCAACAGCGCCAGGTCGAGCCGCTCTATGACTTCGTTGATGGTCATTCGTCCTCTTCTTCGTCATTCAGATCATCCGCCCACCCCAACGCCTGCCAGATCGGCATGATGTATTCGTCGAGCGCATCCATCGCCCACGGCGCAGGGGGCCGTCGCATGATCTCGAGCAGCCGTTTCTGTTGGCCAGGCGACATGGCGATGGTCAGCGGGTCGTCCTCACTTTTGAGTTGATCCAGCAGAAAACCATACAGCCGCCGGTGCTTGCGCTCCTCCTCAGTCACTTGCGGCACGCCCGCGCGCCCGAACGTGCGCTTGACAATCTGCCATAGCTCCTGAGACAATGTTACATCAACTCGCATCGTATCCCCCCCTTATCGTTTTACCCATGCTACGAACTTGAACGTGTACGGCTCTGCCATGAACTCGAACGCTGGCGACGCAATGTACTGCGCGCAGTAAGCGCGGTACGCGGGCCAGTACACTTCCAGCCCCATCCAACGCACCACGCAACCGAGCGCATAATCATCGCCGCTTTCGGCGAAGTGATTAAAGGCCGTCGCCACCGGCCCATACCACCATTCGCCGATCCGCCCCTCGCTGGCCTTGTACAACCAGAGATAGGGGCTTGCGCACAGGTCAATTTCGCGCGCCGTCGGCGTTACAACAGTATCCGCCGCTACGGGCAACGCCAGGCCCCCGAACAGCAGCCCAATCAGGATCATCGTAGCCAGAATCTTGCCCATGTGAACCTCCTCTTGCGAACATAACGTCACGCCTACATTATAGCATTTACGCTAGATTTACGCAATAGGGAATCTAGTCTATGCTGCCAGCATTACTTTATAATTCGAGCCATTGAAATTGACTGTCACATTATATGTCCAAGCCGTCGCGCCCTTGACTGCTGGAGCCTGGTTGACGCGCAGAGTGGCGCACTCAAGCTCCCCAGTCAAAACCAAGTCCCCGTTGAAAGTGCTATTGCCGTTCGGCTTGCAATAATATGCGCCATCGTAAAAAGCGTTGGCAAATAGGTTGCCCGACGCATTACGCACGGCCACGGTCTCGGCGACGGTAGTAGTGCTGCTGCTATACCCGTCCAAATAATCAACATTGAGATTTGCAACCTTCGTGGTGCTGGCCACCACGAACGGGGCCGACCCTGTTGCAACCTGGCTGGTCAGTTGTCCCGCAACGACTAGGGTGCTATTTATCGTTGTCGCTCCAGTGACATATAGCCCATCATCGGTCTTGAGCGTGTTGACGGCGCTGCGGTACAGGTTGCAATCGGCGCCGATGTACACCACGCCCGATGCGTTCAGGTCGATGCAATAATCCGTGCTCCAGCGCAGATCGGTTGTGCCGGATGAAAACGTATTGGTTACCGCCGGATATACCGCCGTTGCCGAGATGCCGAAAACGTTTGCCCCGCCGATGCGGAATGTGTGATAGGCGTCCGACTCGTAGCGCAGCACCGTGCCGCTGCGTTCCAGATACTTGGCGTCGCTGTAGATTTCGAGGCGCACCAACCGCAGATAGCCGCTGGCGTTGGTAGCCAACAGCGCCGCCGCCGCGCCGGGCGCAGAGCTGGACGTGACCGCGTGCACATGGTCGCGGTGCGCGAACACCAACGACGTGCCGGGAGCCGCCGCCGCCGCCGCTGTGAGCGTAGCGGGGTTGGTTGCGTCGAGCACCGTTTTCCACGATGGCCGCGTCTCGCCGTTATCCACGCCCAGCACGTTACGGACGGCGGCGGCGGGCACGCTGATGGCCAGCTTGCTCCATTTCGGCGTGACGTTGCCGATGATAATATCGCCATCCACCGGCGAGGCCGCGCCGGTGGTGTCACCGTGAATCGCGCTGAACAGATTGTGCGCCGTAGCCGTCCATGTGGCGGGCGCGCCGTGAGTATGGTCGCGCCTGGCTGCTACTACTGCTGTACCCGCCGCCGCCGCATCTGACGGGGCCATCGTCGTGGGCACGGTGGCGTCGAATAGCGCTTTCCAACTGGGCCGTGTTTCGCCGTTGGCGACGGCCAGGTGGTTGATAAGCCCCGCCGCCGGGACAGAAATGGCCAGCGCGCTCCACTTAGGCGTCACATTGCCGATGATAATGGAGCCATCGGCAACCGCCGCTGCTAGAGTATCGCTGTGCGTGGCCGATAGCAGCGCGTGAGCCGCCGCTGTCGTGGTTGCTGACCAGGATAACTGATAGGGCGATCCTGCTGCCGAGACCAACGCATAGCCCGCGCCGCCGGGCGCAGCGGCGGGTGGGAGATAGGCCACGCCTTCGAGCGTGAGCGTCGCGCCCGCCGCCCAGGTGGTATTGCCTGACGCGCCTAGCACGGTGAACTTGCTGGCCGCGCCTGTTTGAATGTCCAGGTTGCCGCCCGCTAACAGTGTAATCGTGCCGGTAGCGCCATCCCAGGTCGCCTTAGACGTCGTGCCCGCATCAGAGTACATCACCAGGTCGTGGCCGTTTTCGACGTGTACCGAGCCGCCACGGAAATAGGAACTTGCCGCACTGTCAATGTGCGCGCCTACATCCCCCGCGCTGGTTAGCGCGTTCAGCATTGCATCCGTGCCGGACAGCGATACGTCTACAATGCCGTCCTTGCCGGTGAGGAACAGGTGCGTATCCAGCGCCTTGAGCGTGCCGTTGCAACGGATATGGCCGTCCACGTAGAGATAAGTGCCCGCGTCGGGCAATGTGGCCGTGTTGACCAACACCTTATCGGTGGACGTGGTAGGTCGCACAAACGCCGTGCTCACCACATCCCGATACCACGGCCCGGTAAAGTCCACCTGGTTGTCATGCGCGTTGAACGAATAGCCGTTGACGCCGCCGACGGTGATCTTGCCGTTGGCGTCGGGTAGCGAACCCGCGCCCGCGTCGCCTAACAGCCCAATCACCGCAGCGCCCCAGCCCACGTCCGTGCCGTCCGACTTGGCAAAGGTGTTTGCTGCGCCGATGGCCAAGCGCGCCCACTTGGTGTTAGGCGCCGCGCCCTGGCCCGTCACCAAATCGCCGCGCACTACCGAGGCGGCGGTGGTGTCGCTGTGCGTGGCCGATAGCAGCGCGTGAGCGTTGAGCACCCCCGCGCCGCTGATGACTAGATTGCCCCCTACAATGGCAGTGGTAACGCCGCCTGCGCCATTGACATTCCCCACTCCCGCTGTGAGCGTCATGATGTTGGTATCGTCGGCGGTGAGCGATAGCAGGTGTTGATGATCGTCTGGCGCAGCGCGCGTGCCCACGCCTACGACGTTGGTGTTGGCGACGGGCAGGATGGCCAGCGCCATATCGGGGATCACGCGCGGATCGGTGTATTCGGGGTCGAGCCGTCGTCGCCCGCCGCCGCGTTGGTTGTCCTGCTGATCCGGTACGGGGTCGCCAAAGGTCAGCGTCAAACGGCGGAATCCCGCCTCATCGTATTCCGCCGTCACATCGCAAATTACGTCGTTAAGGGTGTAGCCGAACTCCGCAGAGTATACCGTCACCTTGTCGCCCACGTCGAAATGTAGGCCCCACTGCCGATCCTCGGTTTCGACGAACTCGCTCATCGTCCACGACAGCACCGGCGCGCGGTCAGCCAATTCCACCGCCATCGTGACCTCGTTGCTGCTGGGGATTGCAACCTCACGATAGAGCCAGGCGTCGGATACGTCGGTGTTGCCCACGTCTTTGGTGAAGCGGTTATCCAGCACGTTCGATACCACGTCGGTGGTATCGTGTTGGTATTCTTGTTTACGGAAACTGCCCTGCTTGTCGGTAAAGATGCACTCGTCATTGACGCCGTTGCCCTCGGTGCGGTCTAGGCCGCGCCGTGGATACCAGGTTTCGAACTCTGGATAGCCGCTGGCGTTGAGATAGATGTCCCAATCCACCTCATAGGCCGAGCCATGCAATTGCAAGAACTCGTAGATGTTCTGGCCCGTAGCCTTGAGCGCCACATTGGTAGGATATTCATTCTTGTCGGCGGCCACTGAAAAATTGGTGAAGGCACGCACGGCGCTAGTGGTTGGCGCTACGGGAGCCGTGGCCCCCAACACGCGCTCGATGAACCACTTGAAAGCGTTGTCTACCTTGGCGGTGGTCTCCAACGTCTCCCCAGTAACGGGGATGCCCACGCGCCAGCCCGCCATACGCGGCAAGGGCAAGAAGGTAAACTCGACGAATTGTTCATCTTGACCTACTTCATCGGCGTCCTTGCGCTTGATCTGATAGCCCGCGAACGTTTGCCAGCGCGTGCCGTCGCCTTTGTCCTCCAGCACGCGGATAAAGTGCAACTGCCCATTGGTCAACTCGGCCACCCACGGATCGTCGCGCCGCAACTCGAAGGTCAGCAACGACCCATAGCCGCCAAAAAGACGCTTGTTGTAACGCAGTTTGTGCGTTACCCCTAGCGTCGCCTTGTGAACCAGGGTCTTGTCATAGATCGTGACCTGGCAATCTTCCCAGCGATGCCCCGCAGGCCAAGATACCATCATCAGTACAAGCTCCCGTAATAGGGATACCAGGAAAGGACAATCGTCGCTGTGCCCGATGCGCAAGTAAGCGTTATATTAGTTGATCCTGTTGGATGCGAGATAGGCCGACTGGCGCTAGTCACGCCGCACGCTACTCCCGCGCCCGCGCCATGCGCATAGTATTTCACCATTAGGCGGTTTGTGCCGTAAGGTCGGCAATTGATAATCAAAGTATCGTCGGCGTCGGCGGTGGTCTTGTTGACCTCGATATAAGTCCCGTCCGAGGCTGCCAGCTTGGGCGTTGCAATGACGCCCGTAATCACAGCGTATACCGGGCTGGGTATATCGCCCACATTGTTGCACGCCACATTGACGGCGTTCGTGCCGTTGAAAGTCCCCCCCGCTGTAGTGACGGTTTCCGCGCGCCACCACGGCCAGGCGGCCAGATACTCTTGCTTGACCTGGACACTAAACCCTTCCCACTCGCCAATGTCGGGCTTTTGTGGGATGCAATCCAGGCAGCGCGTCGTTGCGCCCGCCGTCACACGCTTGACGTAACCTTCGCCCAATCGCTTGCGATGCCAGTCACACCAGTCGCCAATAGACGTTTCCAACGCGGCGGCGCTGGTATCTTTGAGCCGCACGGTGTAGCCATAAGTGCGCGGTTTGTAAACCGAGGCGCGGTACACATCGCCTAGCGCGTTCGGCGTCTCCTCAACCACATCCTCAGATTCCGGCTCATCGTAGCCATGCTCGGAATTGCGCAACACCAGTTGATCGGTGGTTGTGCCCGCAACGTATACCGTGTGGCTATTCCCCGCGCCGTCTACATAGTAGAAGCTATTCGCCATTATCCCCCTTACCCACTCTTAGCCGCCGACCAGGAACGCATGTCAATCGAAATGCCCTGCCCCGTCGTAATCCGCTCGCTGATGTCGCCCTCAGAGCCATCGTCGCTATAGCCGTGTAATGTAATCAAGAATCCTTGACTGTTGAGCGAGTCCACTGCCGCCGCGAGTTTGACAATGGCGCTTTCGAGCGCGGTTTGCGCTGTGTTGCCGCCGCCTATATCTGCCGCTGGGGTTGTAGGCGTGGTAGGCAGAGTCACGGTAGGCATAGTCAGCGCCCCTAGCCGCGAGAGCTGTTGGAATAGCGCCTGCACCGTGCCGATGTCAATGCCGCCCACGCTGGCTGCCTCGTCAATGGACTTGGCGATGTTGGCGATATTGCCGAATAGCTCCGCTGCGAGCTTGGCGGTTTCAGCAACCGTCCCTAATGCATCGCCCCACTTGTCTTTGATAGATTGCAAGGCAGGCACGAGAATATCCACGGCCTGCTTGAGTTTGTCGGCCATGCGTGTGACCAGGACGCCGACATTGATCTTGGAGAGATCGGTTAGTTTGGCGAACATATCGCCCAGGCTCAACACGCCGATTACGTTCTTGACCGCTTCCGCCGTGGCGCTGGCGTCGGTCAATACCTCGCCCGTGTAGCGGTCACGCACGGCGCGCAACCAGGGCACGATCTGATCCGTGGCAAGGCCCAGATTGGACAGGAATGATTTGAGCAATGCCGGGAAGGTGCTCCCCGCTGGTACGAGTTTGGTCAGGTCAATCCCCAGTAGCCCGAACAGCTTTTGCACCGCCTCGCCGATTGACCCCGCCTCTTTGACTTCCTCGGCAATGCCGCCCTTGATCTCGCGCAGCCAGCCGAACAATTGGCCACCCGTCCATTTGAGTTGTGCGATGTAGGCCAGCGCTCGCGTCTGATAATCGGCGTCTTGCGGCACGGCTTTGGATAGGTCGGGGCCTACCAGGTTGAACAGTTTGGCGACGTAATCGCTCACCTCGGCGGCCAGCTTTACCGCGTCGGACACCCCCGCCTGGACAATCTCATTCATCCAACCATACAGCCGCCCCCCGAACCAACGCAGTTGTGCGATGTAGGCGATGGCCTTCTCTTGGAATCCCTCGCCTTGCGGCACGACGGCGCTCAGGTCGGGGCCTACCAGGTCGAACAGCTTTTTGACGTACTCGCCGATGGCCGCCGCGTTTGTGACCCAGCCGATGGCGTCGCCTTTGATCTCAGAGAGCCAGAGCACGATCAGCCCGCCCAGGAACTTCAATTGGCCGATGTAGGCCGTGGCGCGTTCCTCGAAACCGGAAGAGGCAGGCACGAACTTTTCTAGATCGGCGGTGATGCCGAACACCGTGCTCACCGGCCCGGCGATCTCGGCGGCCTGTGTGACCATCGCCTGTGCGCTGGCAAAAATCTCGTAAAGCCAGGTCACGGCCATGCCAAAAGCGAACTTGGCTTGCGTGAAATAGGTCGTAATCCGTTGCTCGAATGTCTCTCCCGCCGCCAATGTGGCCGGGGTCAGCGCATCGAACCCGCCCGAGACGGAATCAATGATCGTTTTCAGTTTCGGCCCTACATCAGCCGCGCCCTTGATTTGGAGCGAACCGATTTCGACATTGGCGCGGTTGATAGCCGTTACCGCCGCGCCGATTACGGCCACGAATTGATCGCCCCACGTTTTCAGATCAGGCAGCACGCCCAGTTTCATGCCCGACAGGTTGGAGCCGGTCAGCTCGATCAGGTTTTTCAGCACGGCTACGTCAGCGGCGGCGCGTTTGAGGTTGGTCGCCCCGATGCGGTCACGGATGGCCGTCACCGTCTCGAATGCGGCGGTGATGACGCTCATGATCTGGTTTTTCCAGACGTTCAAGTCAGGTAGTTGGACGATCTTGATGGCGGATAGCTCGATTAGGGTAGAATCGAGCATCGTCTTGAACCGCTTGGCCGATTTGTAAATCTCTTTGGTCTTTTCGTAGCCGCCAAAGAACGTCTCCAAATCCACCACCGCCGTAGCGATGTAGGTCATCACGCGCTTGTACTGGTCAAGCCACATCATGATTTCGGCGTCGCTGATTGGATCGCCTTTGAGCAACTGGCCCAGTTGTGCGAACTGCGTGAATGACCCTACCACCTTGGAAAGTGCGCTGCCTAGCTCTTTTGAGACTTTCATTTGCGAGAGGGTCAGGTGGGCCGTCACGCTCTGTAATGTGCTCACCATCGTCGTGGCAAACTCGCGTAACTGCGATACGCCGTCTTTCCACCCCTCTGGTAGGCTGAAACTAAGCAGCTTGATGAGCGCCTGTTCCGCCAGGTCAATGCCCTGGTTCACGTCGCCAAGCACCGAGGCGAACTTCTCCGTCATGGGCTTGGACGCCGCCGTACCCGCCGCGCCCGCCGCAGAGGCCGCCGCCGGAACCGAGGCGGTAAAGGCCGCCGTGTTGATCGGCGGGAGCACCGGCGCTTTGATCTGGAAATTAGCTAATGCGGCAGCAGCGGCGTCTTTGGCAGCGGCGGCGTTACCTATCGCGGCCTGCTGTACCGCTAAAATAGCCTCAATCTGCGCTTGCGCCGATGTGACCTTGCCTTCGGCCAGGCTCTTTTCGATGGCTAGGCTATCTTGAGCCATCTGATATTCTGCCTGAAGCCGGTCGCTGCCCGCACCGTAGATCATTTTCAGCAGAGCGTCTTGTGTGGCCGCTTCCAGCCCCGCCTCTTGGCCCGCTTTTTCCACTGAAAGCGCCAGCGAGCGCAGCGTCGCGTCTTGTTGATCCTGTAACTGCGCCTGATACGCTTGGAGCGCCTGAACGCGCTGTACCAAGAGCGCCCGCTCTTGGATTTGACCTTCCGCATCATATTGCGCCTGCTCTTGTGCTATCTTTGCTTGATGCTTAGCGTCATATTGTGCAAGTTGTTGATCTAGGTCAGCCTGCTCTTTGGCAATTTTTACTGCGTTGCCGCTGGCCTGCGCCGCCGCGATCTGCGCCTCGCCCTGAGCCACAACCATCGCTCGCTCTTGCTGAAATTGCGCTTCAGCTAATAGTTGTTTGACCTGACTGGCGAATGCGTCCTGCTCGATTTGTAGTGTATTCTCTTGTTCTGCGGCAAGTTCTTGCGCATGAAAATCAGCAACGGTAGCGTTGAACGCCGCCATGCTCGACTGTACGGCTTCGCTCGAAAATGCCGTGGCCATCACGTTGCCTTGCGCCTGAATCTGAGTAGCCATCGCCGTATAGCGCTGCCCATACACATCCATAGCGTTAGCCGCATTAGCTGTAGCGTTAGCTGCATTAGCGGCTTGAATCGCTTGCGCGGTCATGGCCTCGCCGCCATATTTGGCTTCGTTGGCCAGCGCCTTTTGTACCAATGCCGCGCTGGAGGTGGTCATGCTGTAATTGGACACCGCCGCCGTGACGGCTTGAATGCCAGCGGCTTGCGCAGAGGTATCCCCTAAGCCGAGGTCAATCAGCCCCTTGCGCCCCGTGCCCGCCTTTTCAGCGGCCATCAAGTCTTCCATTGCCACATCGAGCAACCCGCGCCGCCCGCCTTCGTCCGGCGTGAGCTTGCTGATCCAATCGTTGCTCTGTTCGACCTTTTGCAGGCCCTCGTAGATTTTCCCGAACGCCTCGGCAATACCTATCAGAGCCTTGGCCGTGGCTGGATCGGTGATCCTGGCAAGGCCGCCCTCGATGTCGCCCTTGAGGAATAACAAACTGACTTCGCTGACCCGCTTGGCCATCTCGCCTAGCGACGCTGCGATATTCTTGATTCCCTCTTGCGCCGCTGGGCTATTGAGCACAGTCAGCAATTCGCCCAGGTTGTCTTTCAACGCATCGAAAATCGGCTCCGCAATGATGCGTTTGGTCTGCCCCATCCAGTCGGCCAAGTTGGACTGCATACCCTCGAAGGTCGCAGACTGCTTGTCCATCATGCCGCCGAACTTGTCTTGCATGACTTGCAGCAGCACCGAGGTCGCCTCACCCACCGGCGTCATCAATTGGCCCGCTTTGCTGAACTCCAACCCCATGCTGGTAAGCTCTTGGCGGGTGACGACGCCTAATTCCTGGAACCGCTGAATGGCCTCGCCGGTGGAGCCGGACGCAAAGCGGCCCACGTAGCCCGCGATTTGCTCGAATTGCACGCCGGTTCCAGAGGCCACATCGCCAATCATGGTGCGGATTTGGGCGGCGCTCTTGCCGAACTTTTTCATGGTGTCTTCGCCGGTTAGCCCGAACGAAGTCAGCACCTTTTCGGCGCGCACAATTTCTGGTAGCTCGAAGGGGGTCTTTTGGCCAAACACGGCCAGCTCTGCCAGCCGATCTTTGGCTAGGGTGGTGGATTTGAGGAGTACGCCCAACTGCGTCTCGTACCGCTCGAACTCGCCGCCGCCCGTGACGCCCTCGCGGAATACGCCGACAATAGAGGCAAAGCCCGCCTTGATCTGATTGATAGCGCCCATGACCAGATTGGACGAAAGCACCCCCACGGTAACTTGCCATGCCTGGGCCAGACCGCCTAGCGATTTCTCTGCTTCCCTAGCTTTTTGTTCGACATTGCCCTCCATCTCTAGCATGATCTTGAGGGCCGCTTCACGTCCTGCTGCCATGTCGCCTCGGCTTTGTGGCTGACTTTTGCGCCGCCGCCTGTTTGCTCAGTAGAATCATGTGTTCATCCCATAGATCAAGCGGCGCATCGGCGTACATCTCACGGCATTCCGCCCACGACCAGCCCGTCAACGTCATCATATTCAATAGCTCAGTGTAACGGCTGGCCGGGACGGTGTTTCGCTTGCCGTCGAACAGCATCTCATACTGCTCACGCAACTCCGCTTGCCAACGCTCCCAGGCGGCGTGCGCGGCGCATACGCGCGCGTCTGGGCAATCCTCGCACGCGCGCGTTTCCTTGCACTTGGCCTGGGTTACAAGCGATTTGCCCCCAAGGTAGGGTTTAGCTCAACGATCTGCTCCAACACCTTGTCTACCAACGGCGATTCTTGCGGCAATAGCCGGACGCGGTTCGGGCTGTATTTCCAGTCGTCGCCCTTTTCATCCAGCAAGTGCCAGCCCACAATCGCGTGCTCCAGGAGCATGGTGATCCGGCGCATCGAACGCACCTTCGCTTGCGTGCTTTGGGTGTTGTCGGCGTTGTTCGACACGACCATTTCCATCAAGGCGTCGTTGAGATCATCCACATCGCCCCGCGAAAACTGTGCCTTGATCTCGATCCACTCGCCGGTTTCCTCGTCCTCGATCCGCACTGGTTTGGCGTTTAACCCTTTCATTGCTCGATCCCCCTTTTTCTGTCTGTTAGATACCCACTACTTCGTTGACCACGATCACCTGGAATTGCGTGCTGTCGCTGTCTATCACCCGGAAAGGCAGCGTAATCACATCGTTGCCGTCCTGGTCGTCCAGGCTAGGAACCTCGGTGTATTGGATGGCCATGCTGATCTGGAGCGTCTTGTAAGTGTAGACCCCGCCCGCCGTCGCCAGCGCGCTACCCGCAAATACCAGCCGCACCAAGCGCGCCGATTCAGCCCGCGCCATGCCCAGTTCGGCCTCGCCCGTCGTATCGTTGCGGAACGTCAATTCGCCTTCCAACTCTGCGCCCACAGCGTCAATGGTGGAGAAATACACCGCGCCGTCAGCGGATTCGATGGCCACAATGCCGGTGTTGCCGCCGACGCTGAACCCGAGTAACGTGTTCGTCTTGGTAGTCGTGCCGATGGTTCCGCCCGCGTCGTCAATGGTCAGCACGCCCTTGTTGAACAGGATCTCCTCCACCGTGGGCGCGGTCACACTGGTGGTGAACGTGCCATCCGCCGCTTGCCGCCCGCGCAACGTCGCCGACATCATCACGGCCTCACCCGACGCGCCGCTCAGCTCGAACTCGGTGGCGTGCAAGTACGTGATAACGTCCTCGCGCTGATTGTCGCCGCATTCGGCGGTGAACGTAGCCGGGATTTGCTGCGTGGTATTGGCCAGGTCGAACTGGTAGATTTTGCCCGACGCCCCTGTCCCCGTATCAGCCGCGCCCGTAGTGGTCGCCTCCAGCGCCATTGCCAGGATGATCGGCAATTGCTCGAACGTCGCCGGGGTTTCGTCCAACTCAATCGTCGGCTCATAGTGCGGGATGTAGCTGCGCAGTTTGGGGACCAACTGCCCCAAGTCCTCGTCTGGGATCTCGATCTGGTCGCCGGGGTCGAGCGTTGCCTGCCCGCGCCACATCGTGTCGGTATCCACTTCCGTCCCGGCGGTCGTTTCCAAACCCAACAGTAACTTACGTAGTCGTCTTACGCCTGCCATGTTCTTTACTCCTCAATCGTCTGTTTGCGTTTCCATGCGATAAGATTGCTCGCCGGGTCATCGCATTTGCCCAGCGTAGTGACCTCGTATCCCAAAGCGGTGAAATCTTCCGGCAACAGCGCCGCCACATGCTCTTCGTGCGGGTTGCCGCCGTATGCGCCCTGGGGATATTCCCCCCACGGGCAAGCGACCAACACCAGATCGGCTATTTGCTCCAGCCGCGCCATCGTTTTCGCCAAGTCCCCGCGCGCAATGTGCTCCGGCCCATGCCACCAGACCACCGCGTCATAGTGTGTATCGGCCTCCCACGTGCGCACATCTCCCAAGATCACCCGCGCAAAACGCCCATCGCGCTCATAGTGCTTGGCGTTCGGCGGCCAGATTTCGAGCAAGTCTTGCGTGTGCAACTTGGACAACTCATTGGCCAGCACAGCCCGATCCGTGCGCGCCCCGACATAGAGCACTTTGCTCGCCACAGCCTGGGCGCCGAACAGTTCCGGCGTCGCCTTGGTCAACGTCTCCAGCAGTTTGTAGGCTGGCGTCTGTCGCATGTGGGCCAGGAACGTGTCGCGAGTCACGAATTGGTTGGAGGCGTGCGCGCTTTGCACCGTCGTATCGGCCCATATCTTGATTCCGTGGTTGCGGCACAACTCGCAAAAGTAAATGTCCTCCGAACGCAACCCCACCGCGTCTATCGCCTCCAACGGGCAATCGGGCCAGCCCAATGCCTGAGCCGCGTCATAATCGTATCGAAACCAGGGATAGGGCAACCGCTCGAATACCTTACGACTGACCAGAATCGCGCCTGTGCTTACCGCGTCACACTCGTATAGCCCTGGCGTGTAGGCCACCTCGACCATTGATTCCAACTGGTTCTGCCCCAATCGCTTGTACACCATCGGCTCGTAAGGCTCCCCCCGACGATAGGCCAGGCCCGCAATGACCTCGATTTCGGGATTCTCCTTCACCCGCTCCACCAGGCGCGTTATCGTTTGCGGCGGGTGCAATTCGTCCGAGTCCAGCATCAACAAGTGAGTGAAGGCCGCATTCTTCAGCAAGTGAACAGCGAACTTGTTGCGTTGCACATCGGTGCGGTTGTAATCCGTCGAGACGAATGTCCAGCCTTGCTGCGCCAGTTGAATGAAACTGAAGAACAGTTGCGGTGTGTGCATCGGATGGCGTTCCATCGGCACGCCCACCATCACATGCGGTTCATTCGCCGCCTGTACCGCTTTCCGTTTCGCGTTCCCCATCGCTTTCCGGTTCCTCCTCTTTGTGCCCGCGTCGGCGCGGGCGAACGTACACAAGCGCGGGCGTCACATCCACCGCCGCGCTCTCCTCGACCGCAACCACTTGCGGGCCATCGAACACCGCTGCGCCTACCGCTACCAGGTGGATCGCCAACTCAGACTGAATATCCAGCACGCTCCCTGGCTCGATATTGCCGAAATGATCCGTCGCCAGATGGTCAATCAACCGTATTTTCACTATTGCCCCCTTAGCCGCTCACCGTCACGGTGGGCTTTTGCTCCACTTCCAGATTGTAAATCAGCGTCGCGTGCCCCGCGCGGATTTCCAGGCTGCCGCCGGTCAACGCGCATTGCTCGCACGTCCCGCTCAGGGTGATGGCCGCTGCGTAGGCTGTACGAACGCTCTCGACGAATGGCTCCAATTCCGACAGCCGCGCATCCTGATCCAATCCCTGCCCCACCGGGTCGCCTACCACCAGAATCTCGAAACGATAGAGCATCCGGCAACCGTCCATCGTGTCATAGGCGGTATCGAACGTGCGCAAGATCGGGAAGATGGCCGGGACTTGCGCCGTGTCCACTTTGGGCGGCGGGTTGTCGAACGCGCGCACAATGCCCGTGATACCCTGATGCACCGCAAGCATGGCCGCTTTCAGGTCGGTATAGGTTTTGGCCATCAACGCACCCCACGGCGGCGAAATTGGTCAATGCCCATCGTCACATCTTTGGGGATGCCCGCCGGCACTTGCACCACGCCCGCCTCGGGATAGGCGATGGTCTCGTATTGGCTGGCGTCCTTTTGGTCGTACAAGAACATCACCCAGCGCGTGATATGCTTGGCCACATCTTGCGGCGGCTTGTATACGTAGATCGGCGTCGTCTTGGCGTGTGTGGCCGCCGTAGTACCGTTCACCCCGCGTACTACCGTCAACGTATTCGTGGTTGCCGCTGTCACCGTTGTCACCCACAGGTATTCGTCCTCGATTTTGAGCAACACATCGGCGTCAAAGCGCGGCGTTACGCCCCAGGCGTCAGCGCCGTCGGCGTCGGCCACTGTGATAGTCGTCACCGCCGCTGTGAGGCCGCTCGTATCGAGCACCGTATCGCCGCTGGCCTCGAATGCGTTAGCCCAATCATCGTGCCAGCCCCACATACCCGCCAACGTGATCGCCTTTTGCGTCGTGCCCGAATAGTTCAGGCTCTCGCCAGAATCGAGCTTGATCTCGATGCGATTGTACGGCGGCCCCGATAGCGGATAGGCCAGCACGTCGGTTCCTTCCACCAGTGTATTGCCCGACGAATCGGTCAGGCTGGTGATGGCCAGCAGGTCGGCGTCAAGATTGAGTTGGCGGCTATTCATCAAATCGAAATAGCGCGTGCGCTTTTCCGGCCAGCAGGGGCGGCGCGTCATCCTATCCCACTGCGCCGATGCGTAGCGACACATCAGCCGGATACGCGCATCATCCGCCGTCTCAGTGACCGCAATGCCCCGGTATCGTTTGAACGCCGCATAGCTCAGGTACATGCCGTAATTCATGCCGTTTCACCCTTGCCAAGTTCTGATGGCGGGAAACTTTGATCCTCAATCCATAGGCCAACTTTGGGTTTCAGGCGAGAGTAGGCCGCCGCTTCCTCCCACGGGAAATCAGCTATCAGCCAGAGTTTCCAGGGGATACTCATAAGCGCAGTTTGATACAGCTCCCCCCGCAAGCACTCGTAAGAGATTCTTACGGGCGCGCTCGCTGGCCCTTGCCAAGAGTAGTTATAGACAACATCCCCGCCCTGGCCCTGCTTTTCCGTTATCAGAATGTCGGCATATGCCCCCATATATCCCTGCCCTTGTTTGGCTGAGGGGCGAGTTATGTGCTCGCCCCATAGTCGTTTAGCCCCTAATCCACTCCGTTATGGGGTCGCCCCCGTTAGTTGTTCGAGGTCGCGATCTGTTGCCAACGGACACCATCGAACAACAATACCAAACTGTCATACTGCGCCAGAGTAACGTCCGATGGCAGGTTGACCGTCGCCCCGTCGGTATCACTGATTATAATGCTCGCATTGGCAGAGTTGACCATATACAGCACCGCCCCAGCGGAGATACTGCTGGTCATTACGGTGGCCGTTGACACACCATCCTCGCCCGTGAGCGAGACGTAGGAACTAGTCACGGTGATTACGCTGTCCTGCGTCACCGTCACCGTCGTGGGCGTCAGCGCAAGCACGCCTGCGACCGCCGCGTCATCGCCGACCACCAAATCGTCGGTAGTTGTCACGTCGGCACTCGTCACCGTCTGGGTAAACGTGCCGGTGTTGCCCGTCACATTGCCAACCACCGCGCCGGTGTGCGTCCCCACCGTGTCACCCGTCACGTTGCCGGTCACATCGCCCACCACGCCGCCGGTCGCCGTCAACACGCCGCCTACAGAGGCCGCGCCGGTGATGGTTGCGGTGTTGGCAGTCAGGTCGCCGGTAGCCGTTACGTCAGCAGAAGTCATTCCGGTGGTAAACGTGCCGGTGGTGAACACGCCGGTGTTGCCGATGATATTGCCCGTCACGTTGCCCGTCACGTTGCCCGTCAGATTGCCAGAAAGAGAAGTCGTAAACGTGCCGGTATTGGCAATCAGATCGCCTACTACCGTGGCGTCATCGCCCACCACCAGGTCGCCCGAGGCCGAAAGGTCAGCGCCCGATACAGTCGTTGTGGCTGCCACAGTGTTGGCCAACGCGTCGGCTGCTACGATCAGATCGTCAGTAACCGTCACGTCAGCAGAGGTCACGCTCGTGGTAAACGTGCCATCATCCGCCACAATCGCGTCGCCAAGATTGAAATCATCACTCACCGTCAGATCGTCGGTGGCAATCACGTCAGCGGTTGTCACCGAGGTGGTTACGCTGGCCGCGTTCATCGTGGCCGTGCCCGATGTGATCGAGTCATCGAACGTCTGCGTGCCCGCGAACGTGGTTACAGAACCCGATTGCATATCCACCACGCCGCCAGTTTGCACTTCCAACTCACCGCCGGTTTCGACGATCAGCTTTTTGCTGGCCCAGTCGAAATAGACGGGATTGAACCCCGATCCTAGCGGCAAGTTGCTCGCGCTTTGCGGCTGGCTCTGGCGCACCAACAGCCAGCCCACGCCGAACAGCGCCGCAACCACCGCAATCGAAAGCACCAGAAACCAGGTGCGACTCATTTTGTCCATCGTTGCTCCTCTAAGGGCGGGTTATGCACCCGCCCCGATTCTATTGGGATCAGCCCGCGTATTCGTGCGCGCTGGCCGTCGGCAACACCGCCGTCGTTTGCGTGACCGGTTGCGAGAGCGCCGGGCCAAGCAGGAACAGGATGTTCGCATACGAGCCATTCGTCACCGCCGCCACAGTGCAAGTCAGGAAATGATGGTCGGCGGGCAGCTTGGCGGTCTCGATGGCGAACGTCACCAACTCCCCGTCGTCATCGGCGGCGATGGTGTGCGCCGCATAGGTCGCGTCAATACTATCCGCCGTGCCGTTGGTCGCGTCCGAGCATTTGAGCGTGAACGATGGCAGGTCAGAGCCGTGAACCGTGCCCAATTCGATAATCACGTTCACCCACGGATAGCCCGATACGTCAAGGTAGCTGCCCGAGGCGGGATAGTCCGCAGCGGAAAGCGCGGTTTCGGTCAGCGCGTTACCACGCGCATACTTGAAGGCATTGCTCAGGTTCATCTTGTTATTTCTCCCTATCTATCTAGGGGCGGGCGCAATACCCGCCCCACTATCATGGGCCAGCGCGATTGCTGACCCGATCATCTGGTTAGCTCGTGGCCAGCTTGTACAGCACGAACCGCCACGGCTCCGTCACCTTGCCACCATAGCGACGCCGCATGAAGAACATGGTCATGTTCTGGCGACGCACGGCGCTGTCATCGAACCGCTGGATAGACATGCCCACGCGGTCGGCGATGGTGTAGCCTTTCAGGTCGCCAAAGATGGCGACATAGGCGTTCGCGGCCACGCTAGGCATCTCTTCCTGCTCCAGCACGGGATAGCCTTCCAAGGCGCGCCCCTGAGTGGCTTGCTGATCCTGCTTCCAGAGATAAGCGTTGTCGCTCTTGAGCTTGGCAATATCGCGGTAGGTCGCTTTCTCAGCGATCCACACCGCGTTCTGGCGATACTGCGAGTCAATCTCGTAGACGGTATCAATGATGCCGTCCCATTCGACGGCGTTAGTCGCCGTAGTGTTGTGGCCATAGCTCAGGCTCAGGCCGTTGGCACTGTCGGGCAGAATGCCTTGCGGCTTGCCGTTGCCGTCGCCCGCGAGGAACTGATTGTCCTCGACGATGCCCGCCGCCTCGGCAAACGCGCGCGACAGGTGTTGCTCGACGTTGTACGCCGAATCTTCGAGCATGTTCAGCGAGATCGGGCATTCGGCCATTGCGGTATACACGGGGATAGATTCCAGCCCATAGGTCAGGTTAGTCTCCGCCGTGCCCGCCGTGGGGGTTTCGTCCACCATCGTCACGCGCACTGCGTTGGGATACACCGACGTGCCGCCCGTAGCTTTGGGAATCTCGATCTTGTCGCGGCTGGTCGAAACGACGTTCGCGCGCGGACGCACGACGGTGTAACCGGCCAGGCGTTCGATCACACGCGCTTGAAAGTCAACCGGCACGACATAGCCGCCCAGCGTGTCGCTGGCCTCGACCATCGTGGATTTGAGCACCTTCACATCGGTGATACCCTGATCCAGCGCCGCCTTGATTGCGGCGGGGGTGAAGATGATCTCTTTCATCAGCTTGCGCTGCTCGTAATCCAGCGCGCTGTCGCCGCCGCGCACATAGCGCATGAAAGCGGCTTTCTGCGCCCAATACTTGCTCTGAAAATCCGCACCATGCAGATCGGTCAGGATGGCCTTGACGTCATCCTCAGCCGAACCGAACCGCTTGACATAGGCGGCCTTGACCGCCGGATCGCCCGCCGGTTGCTCAACGTGTTCATTGGGCAGATTGCCGTCACCGGCGCCGGGCAGCGCGGGGCGCATGGCCGCCGCTTTGGCAGCGCCGTCAATCGCCTTCTGATACTTCTCAGCCTCAGTGCGCTTGGCGTCGCCCTCTTCCAGATTGCCCTCGTTGTAGGCTTTTTCAGCCAAGCCGACGGCTTCCATCAACTTCTCTTGCAGGTTCATCTCAATCACCTCATCACTTCACTAACAGTTTGAGTAGTTCGAGCTTGCCCTTGCCCGCCGCCAACGCCTTCAGCCGCGCCTCCTCAGCGCCTTTGGCTTCATCGTCAGCCTGTTCGGGCAACGTCAGCCCTATTGCCTGATAAGCGGCCTTGATCTCTTGCACGGGCCGCTCTACCATCCGATATTCAGCGGGCGTGGGCGTCAGACTCCCCTCGGCAATCATCCATTGGATGATCTCGCCATCGGGATTCACGGAGCGCGCGCTCGATAACGTTTGCGAGCTTTGCCCCAATGCGCCCTTGCGCGCTAGGCTCATAATCGCCTGACGATATTTGCCCGCCATGTCAAGCTGGGTTTCTGCCCACAGCCCGATCTCGTCTGGCGTCATCACATCGTAAGCGCCTACTACGTCGAGCTGTACCTTTTCATCCTTGCCGTGTTGGTACAGCGTTGGCACGCGCCCCACCGCCTTGAAAATGTCGGTGAGCCGCTGAGTGCGCGGGGTAAAATACTCGCCCGTGATGTCTTTCTTGTCGGGCGCGCCCCACAGCACCAAGTATCCGCCGATGCGATTGGCGCCTAACGCCTTGACTGTAAGTAAGTCGTCCGGCGCGCTGCGCGTGGCTGTCCCCATCAACGATTCCACTGCCTCTACCGCATCAGCCACGTCCTCTTCGTCTGCGCCCAACTCGATAGCGCGTTCGATGATCTGCTTGGCGGCATCACGGATACCGCGCAACGCCTCGTAATCCCGCTTGCTATGGCGGCGGCCCACCTTGATAACATCGTCGGCGCTCTTGCCTGCTTTCGGTTCATTGGCAAATAGCGCCGCGACCTGGGCCTGCGCTTCTTCCACCGTATCGTGGCAAGCCACAGCCTCACCCACCGGCTCGTCGTTGTCATCAATCTTGTAGACACACTGTTTCCCGTCTCGCTCGAACACCTTCCAGGGCATATCAACCTCCAATAAAAAGCCCCATCTCACCAGCGGGGCCTTGCGGCGCAACCGGCAAAACGGGGCGGGGCGCTCATAAGAGCGCGCGGCCTATTCAGTTTGTATAACTATATACTATACCGCTTTTCGATCCATCTGACAATCAGCAACAGCGCGCGGCGTAATACCATCATGAACTCGTGCAGATCATCGCCCTCGGCAATTTTGTCCATCAGCGCCCTCTGTCCAGAAAATCGTGTATTGCTTTCTGTACCCTATCATCAGAATATACTTGTAAGGGACAAATGCTTTCATCGCCCGCGCACCATCGCTGAGCATCTTTTATAGATTCCACAATGCCCATGTGCCGATATACGATCTTCTGCTCTACGCCGAGCATTGGTTTTTGCTCTACCAATTCATAGACCGCTACACCACATATCGGCCCCTCAATATAAGTACGCCTAGTCGCTTCGCTGTCCATCATCCCGCCTTTGCCAGAATGTCGCTCACCGCATCCGCGATCTTGCCCACTATATCGTCGGTGTTATCGTCAAGCACATCTTGCGCCGTCAGCCAGCCGCGATCCTTGTGGAACGCCGCTTGCTCGTCTCTGTCTTGCACCAACGGCGCATAGCTTGCCTTCGTGCCGACTTGCGCCCACTTGCCCGCCGGGTCTACGGCCTCAGTCCAAGATCGGCCTAATGTCTCGGACGTTTGCGCGCTGCCTATTGAGCCATCTTTGCGCGCCCATTTGCTGCCAAAGCCGCGCTCGTACCAACGATTATTTCCCTTGCTCACAAAGCCGCGTGGCTTGTTAGCCTCTGAGCTTGGCGGATATACCGCGATCAAGCCCTTCAGGTGCAATATCGCCGCCGTCAGGATCGGGCGCAGCGCCTTACTTGCCGCTAAGTCGCCCAATGCGGCGCGCAACTTGTCTAGCCCCTCAATACGCACAGATGTGGCCATTAGCGTTTGCCCCAACGATAACTATGCCAGCATCTACAGTTCTTGACAACTACACCCTCTGTAATGTATAATTCATAGAGATCAGCTTGGAGGTCATAGACATAAGCATGTACATCAATATCCCGAATCTTGGCGATCTTTTGCGTCGTTATATCGCGGGCGAATCTGAAAACAAACTCGCTCGCGAGGCTGGCATCAATCGCTGGACTATGCGCCAACGCCTCTTGGCTAATGGCATTACACCGCGTAACCAATCCGAATCCGAAACCGTGAAGTGGGCTGCGATGACCCCCGCCCAACGCGCCGCCCAGGTCGCTCCCGCTCATAACGCTGTACGAGGCACTCGTTCTCCCTTGGAAAGGTTGTGCGCTCATTCGCGCGGGGTTGAACGCGCCATGAACAATATCTCCCCCGCCGAGAAGGCGCTGGCCAGCGGCTTGCGCGAACGCAACTTCCTTATCTCGCAACAGAAAGCCGTCAGCAAATACAATCTCGATATTGCCTTTGATGAAGTCCCCCTCGCCGTGGAGGTCTTTGGCGGCAACTGGCACGGTTTCGGAACGCACCGCGCCATTTTTTTTGATCGCACCATATACTTGCTCAATGAGGGCTGGAACTTGATTATCCTCTGGGTTGATGGACTCCATCATCCGCTTGGTATCCCCGCAATAGATTACATCGTCGCCTACGCAGAGAGCCTTCGCTGCCAACCATCCGCTGCGCGTCAATATCGGGTGATTCTGGGTAACGGTCAGCCTGCGCCCATTCGCAAGACATATCTCAATGCCCCTGCCGACATAGAACGACTTGGCTGCTGCTTGGATTCCGCCGGGTGCTATCACTTCATTCCCCGATAGAATACAACCCGGATGAAGCGGTGGTATTTCGTCCTCGTCTATATCCTGACCATCCAACGGACGGCATTGGTCGCACACTAGTTCATCTTTGTTGGTCTGCCAGAACGGTGTCATCTCTAGCCCCACCGCTTTGGCCTCTGCCGCTACCGCCGCCTCGCCCTGGGCATAGGCCCCCGTCACCTCTGTGACCGCGATCAAGTTGGCGCGCTCTGGGCTGAACGATACCTCCAGCGCCTCGCGCAGATCGCCCATCGTCTGCCCCGGCGTCTCAATATACCCCGCTACCTTGCCGCGCACATCTGCCAACGTTGTGGCGTCAATGCCTTTAATCAGCGTCCCGCTGTATTGCCGCGCCCACGACGCCGCGCGGGTTGCAATCAACGCCCAATCCACGCCCACCGGCAAAGTGGCATAGAGCGTACTGGCCCCACCCAGCGCCATGCGCTCTAGCTCGGGCCGCAACATGGCGATCCACTCGCTTTCCTCGGTATCCCAAAACTCTTCGTCCAACTTGCCTACGTCCGGCGGGTCGCCTAGCTTGCGCCAGATGCGGTCTATCTGATTGCCTAGCCCTACACGCACCAGGCGTGTTAGCCGCGCCTCGTCTTTGTCCTTGTGACCAGCATTCGGATCTTTGTCCCCGCGCTCGGTCTGGCGCGCCGCCTTCGCATACCATATCGGCGCGCGCACATAATCATCGTAGGCATAGCCCGCCAACACCGCCGCATTGCTAGGCGTGTGGCCGTTGGCGACATGCACTGCCGCAATGATTTGGCTATTCATGCGCCGCCTCGAATGCCGCCTTGACTGCCGCTTCACTGTGCGCGTAACCCAACGCCGTGCGCACGGCGTCTTGCAATGCTTGCGGCAATACCTCGCTGGCAAACGCTTTATCCGCTGGATTACGACGCGCTTTCATTTCCGCCAATGCCACACGCTCCCAACGTTTCAATTCCGTCGCTACCCCCAGCGCCGCAGCCTTTTCGATCATCGGCGGCTCGCCTTCGATTACTTCCGACGGCTCTTGCTCTGGCGCTTGTAAGTTGGCGGCGGCTTCCGGCTCAGATTGTGTTGGCTCTGGGCCAACTTGGAATGCGGCCAATTGCGGCGGGATTGCCCCCGGCGTCGGCTCAGGCTTCTCTTCCGGCTTGACGCCTAGCGTATCCTCTAGCCAGCCCGTCATCTTTTCCGGCGGCAACAGCGCCAATAGCCGCGCCGGAATGTCATCCCACAGCCGTACTTCTGGCTTGCCTTTGCTGGGCAGAGGATCAAGCCCGCGCTCTTGGCGATTCTCGTTGATCGTCCGATCCCCCGCGTAGGCGTTGTACTCGCTCAATTCCAACGCCCGATCTTGCGGCACGACATTCGGCGGCTCGAATAGAATATCCTCGCCATAGAACGGCGCGAGCTTGGCAGTCAGTTCGTCACAGAACGATGCTAACAGCGGTTGCACCGCGTTGCGCGCCAGACGAATCTCCCAGGCTAGTTGTGAATCGCCCGATACGGCGCTGTTGTACGGCGGAATGCCATAGATGCGGTCAATCTCATCACGGGTAAACGAGCGGCCTTCCATCAGGCGCATATCGGCGATGGTCTGCTGAATCGTTTGTAATTGGAAATCGCCCTCGCGGGTGAATAGGATGCGCCGCCCCGCCTCGATCTGCGTCTTGATCTCTTCTACCATTGCGTCGAAATCGGTATCGAGCACATTCGGGTTGAATGAGACCAACGCCGTCGGCACAGCGTTATCCTTGCGGTAAAAGTCGCGCATCCACCGCAATGAGGCCGTGTCGGTTTCCATCGGTATCTTGGCTGCGTTCAGCGGCGATAGCCCTTCCCAATAGTCGAACGGATTGGGCGTGCGCCAGTGCAAGATGTTCTCACCCGGCAACGGCGTCTCTCTGCCTTGCGCGGTGAACGCATAATCAATCACCTCGTACCCGAACGCGCCCATGCGTTTGGTCGCTGGCAATGGCCTTATCATATCGCCTGGCAACGGCCAAATCTCTACCGGCTCGCCCCGGCCAGGCCCGCCGCTCGACGTAATCAGTGCGTAGGCTTGACCCGCGAGCAGATACCACCACGCCATATAACGGATCAAGAAGCCGCCGCTCATCACGCCGTTAGGCCGCGCCAACAATATCTCGCCCGGATGGTTGTCAATATCCTCTAGCCCTTGCTCGCCCGTGCGCTGTTTGACAGCGATGGTCGCATCCGAGCTGGCCATACGGTCAGCCAGGAGCTTGATGTCCGAGTAAATCCACGATGAAACAACCGCCGCCTTGTAAGTGGCTATATCGTTGCCACCCGTGGCGTACTTGCCTTGATCGGCGATACTTTGCACCGGCGCAGCGAAAATGGACGGCCCGCGCCCCGTTGCCTTGATGGCCTGATTCTCCGCCAGCGCATAGCGCACGGCGTGAGCGGTATAACGTAACATGCGCCCTAACAGCGTCGGTCTATCGCTATCGCGTCTGGTCATATTTTGCCCTGCTTACACAGCACGGAATATCGGTCGTGACGGCAAGCTCACACCCTGCCACGCAATCGCCAACGCCATCACCGTATCATCGTGAATGCCGTCCGGCGCGCCATAGCGATACCCACCGCCTGGCAACCGTTGCATGTCATAGGCTTGCAATTCGGCCTTTTGCGTCTCATTATCGAGCAGCATCACCGCGCCCTTTTCGATGGCTAGGGCCAGGCTCTCGATAATCGCCTGCTTGCTGGTTGCCGAGGTGGTAAACCCACGCATCGGCAATCCCTCGCGCCTGAGAGCATCCACTAGCGGCTCACCCATTGCGTTGGTTTCCGCCCATACCGCTTGGGGCTGCCAACGCTCGCACAATGCCTTGACGCGGCCTAGTTGGAAACCATAATCCACGCGATTGAAGCGATCCAGCGCCACTTGTCGCCTGGTCGTGGCGTCTATCACGCTCGCCACTGTCCAGTCATAGGACTTGGCCCAATCCAAGCCGACTATATAATGATGGCCTTGCTCTGGCGCTGATAGCGGTTGCAAGATGCTCACCATCAATACATTGCGGAACACCGCGCCCGCGTCGTCCACGAACGCCGCTAGAAACTCTTGCTCGAAGGTACGTTGCGGCATGGATTGAAACATGCGCTCCGCTTCCCCGAACTCGAAATCGGGATTCTCTAGCGGATGCGGCTGACGGATCAAGCGCCCGTCTTGGATCGCTACCCCTAGCGTCGGCACTTGCCACGACACGCTATCAGCCCGATCCTTTGCGCCCATGTGCTCGCGCCAGAACCAGTTACGGCCCTTGGGCGTGCCCATAATCAGCGCCGCGCCGTTGGTATCCGAGAGCATCGGCCTGAGCACCTGATACCAGGCTATCTCTTGCACAAACCCGGCCTCATCTACAATCACCAGATCGGCGGTTTTGCCGCGCGCCGTATCGGGATTGTCCAGCGACACGAATGTGATTACGCCGTTGTTTGGCGGGCAAGTGATTCTCATATCAGAACGGTGAAAATCAGCTACCCCGCCCGCCGCCTTATAGCACTCTTCCCAACCGACGGCGCACTGCTTGTACACCGGCGCGCCCCATACCACTTGCAAGCCACGCGACGCCGTGCTCAATGCCACGCGCATGGCCAGCGTCGTCTTACGCCATCGGCGGCCAGCGGCTAGGAACTTGAACCGCGCCGGATGAACAAATACCACGCGCCCGCCGTCATGGAGCTTGGGTATCCGATACCGGATCACCGTCTCGTTTGGCCGCGCTATCGTTGCTACCGCCACGCCAATTCTCCGCTTCCTCGAATACGACTGTGACTTTAGCGGCAATGTTGCCGCCGTCGGGGCCGCTGACCTCTTGTTTTATCGCACGCCCCCCCACTTCACGGGCTATATCATCCAACACGCCGCGATAGGCAGAAACCTCGGCGGCATTGAACTCTTCGTATTCAACGATCTGCGATGCGTCCTTTGGCCCAATGCTCTTGATCTGTTCTGTCCACAAAAAGCCGTTGAACAAATCCTTTTCCATTAGCATCGCAAGCTGCTTCAAACGACGTACCCGCTCTGACTTAAGCGCCAACCCCTCAACAAGCGCGTCTTGCTCTCCCGCCCGTGTTAGCGCATCAATCTCTATGTCGCGTGTATGCCGATAGTAGTCTACCTGGGCGCGGGATACAGAAAAAGGCGGGACATAATCAGCCGCCCGCTTGTTAATCTCGTCGGATAGCAGCCCTTCGGCGATCCAGCGTAGCACCGCCTCTTTTTGGCTCTTGCGAAGCCTCATCGTCTAATTCCGTCAAACCTTTGTTAATTGGCACAACCGTTATCATCAACGCTACGCCCTGCCAATCGAGCAATTTCTTGGCTTCCTGCAGTTCACTTGCTGGAATATCCAACTGGATACGCCAAGTGTCTTGGCCACACTTGATCGCTGACTGAATGGCCGGAAACGCTGCAAGGAATGTGGCATGTTGTACATCATCAGTCATGCTATCATTTGCCTTACATTTGCCCCGCCCTATCCTCCTCGCACGCTATGGCGCTGGACTTTGGCCACGGAGCCTATCGGTTACACCAGCCGCCGCTGTTTGGCGGGTGGGAGGGCCACAAAAAGAGCCGCAAGGATTTCTCCCTACGGCTCTATCATAAGCGGCCCATGTTAACCGGACTGCGAAAATAGTTGCAATTCTTGCAATGGTTTTCGCAAGCGGCCTAGCGAACGCCCGTCTGTGATTCGATGTACCAAATAGTACGCTGGCGCACATCCAAGTAGAACGGATCGGTTTGGATCAAGGTCAAATCGCGGTAGATAGTGCTGGGCGAAACGCCGAACGTCTGCGCCAGTTCCATGATCTCGCACTGCCTATCGCTTAAAAGCTGAACGATCTGCCACACCCGCTGCGTTCGCGTCATTCACGCCCTTTCCACAATCTCCATCTGGCCACTCTCAATCTCTTCTCGAATCCTATCCCATTCGCATACTAATGGCCTTACCCAACCCAGATCACAATCATCAACTACCGCGCGAGAGACGGGGATTGTTACAGCGCACCGTTTCTTATAGCGCACAGAATCCCAACACGCCGCAATGGGGATACTCCCATCCTCTAGCACACGATACTGATACCTTACATCATCATAGATAATATACAAGAACCCCCGATCCTTTGCCTCCTTATCTAATGCCTTCCAGAAAGGCATCCCATATAATCTATCTTCTATACTTTCGCCATTTGCGTAATTCATTCACGCCCTTTCTGGCTATGCCTCGTCATGCAATCGCACTTCGACATAGGAATCGCCGCATAACTGATGTTCGTCCAGTTCAGCCAAGTGAAGCATATCAGCGTCAAACTTGCCAAGCCAATCCACGCCTAGAGCATATCTTTGCGATGCTTCAATTCTGTCAAGACCATCAAGCGCATCAAACACGTCGCCTATGCTATCGGCCAATTCCGCGCTCACCGCCGGTTCACGTTCCGCCGCCTTGCCCTTCCACGGCAACGCCAGCGCAACGGCGCCTAGCAACACGCCCCGCAAAAAGGATCGTCGGTTCATTCGGTTGTCTCCTTATAGCTACTTATCCCTAGCGTCTCCAGCGCATCGGCCAATCTCGATCCGCTGGCGCTATCGAGCACCGCTAACGTGCGCGTTGCCATTCCACGCCAATCAGCCTTATCAGCATCAATACATATCGCCCAATACTCGAATCCACCGGCCAGCATAACGGCCAAGTATTCGATGCGGCCCCACGTTTCGCGCGTCATGACGTCAGTCATGTTGCCCCTCCCGCTTATTCCACCACTGCGCGACGGCGGGCTTGGTTCTAAACCTGGGAGACACAATCCCGCATCCCTCGGAATGACATCGTACTCGCCAATGGCCGTCTGGTGTCCCGTCATCATAGCATTGCGCACGATATTCCCCTGGCTCCCCACACCTGGGACACCCCGCAAGATATTCGGCCTGCGCGGCGAGCGCGGCATAGGCTGTTGGCCCCTTGCCAATCGCCCCACATCTACAAAGCGCAACATATACACCAAATTGAGGCTCAACAGCGACCTTGCCCCCGCAGAACGGGCAGCGCGGCGCAGGCTCAGGCTTCCACGCTTTCAGCGCGTCGAGCGCGGCCTCTTTAGTTTTGCCCCAACCAAGCGCGCTGCAATCGCGACAACGCGCCTCATGCTGCATAGGGCACGACATGAGCGCGCTCCAATCTAGCACGCCTCCGCAATGCGGGCAGCGCGGCTCAGGCTCAGGCTCCTGATACACAAGATAGGCGTCAATCGCGGCGGCGGGGGTTTTGGCGAAGAGGCCCACAAACTCACGACAATGACCACACCAGACAGCATATAACTTATAGGAAAGTGCAGACTCAAAGACAGATAGCGCTTCGCCGCACCTCTTGCACTTGCACCCCGCCAGCCGATCCACCGGCTCAGGCTCTTTAACTGGCTCTGGTGTAAACTCAGAGTCAAACCAAAAACCTCTAATACAGACAACGCCGTTACTTTTTGATGTGGAAACCGGCATTATGCGACAAGATTTCGTACTACGTAGATGACAGTCATTACAACGATCATCACTACTCAATTGTTCCACCGTCACGCGCACGCGACGGCCAGAGAGCGCCGCCCAGTCGCCCTCTATCATCGGAGCATCAATCGAGATTCCGACGTGCAAGTCGCTGACTTGCCAACTGCATAGTTTCCCCTCAACCACAACCTTGTCACCCATACGAAAGTCCTCCATCCTCTAGGCTACTTTTTCGGCCCCGTCACCGTGACCTCGCAAAAGAACGCCACCAGGAACATCAGCACCAACGCGAGGCATTGCAGCCAGGCCGGGGCGTCGAAGCGCCCCATCATGGCCAGGCCCACGAACACCAGAAACACAGCCCACATCACCGTAGCGCGTAGTTGCAATGCGCTCATGTTTGCTCCTTATCTCCTCCCATACAGCGGCGACCATCGCCACCGCCAGACCGTCTGCGCTCGCAACACCAACACGCGCGGCGGGTGGGGATGGCGGCGCTGAATGCGCTTGGCGTCCTCGACCGCGTGTACCAGCTCGACCACCTGGTCAGCCAGCGGCGCGAGCGTGCGCTCGATCTCGTACAGCCAGGTAGCGATCATGGCGTGGATCGCCGCAGCGCAGCGCGCCATAGCGTTGACCACCCGGGCCAGCCGTTCGGCAAAGGCGTCAGGGTTGTTCATCGCCCATCACCTCCACTTCTTGATTAGCTCTTCCAGCCGCGCTACCTTTTCTTTCAGCGCGGGTTGCTCGTTGACGGCGTTCACCAGATCGCGCGCCCTCGCCAACGCATCATCGCCATACGCCGCCGCAAGCAGCTCACCGTCGGCGTCGCAAATGCGCACGATGCCGGGGACATTCTGAGACGGTTCGCATGTCAGCGGCAGTTTCATGGCAACACCACCCCGATCTCGACGCGCGCTGCGTGATCCTCTCCCGGGTCGGCAACCCACCGTTCCGCACTAATCCAGTCTACCCAGCGGTCGTCACAGATCGCGACGCCCTGCGCCGCGTCCAGGATCGCCTTGACAATGTTATCCAGGTCGCCTTTGCGATCAGTGCGAATCGCGGCCTCAACTTCCAGCCGCGTCTTGGCGGGCAGCATCTCGGCCCCTATCGCCGCCATCTGCGCTTTCATCTGCACGCGCAGCGCCTCTTGCGACGCCAGATAGCGCTGCGCCTGCGGGTCGCTGAACTTGCCGCCTTGCGTCATTCTGACGTAAGGTGTGATGTGGCCCGTTAGGGCAAACTCAATTCGGTTGGTCACTTTAGCGCCTCCATAAACAAAGATGGCTGCACAATCGGGTTCTTTGGCCCGTGGCTCCTACCACAATGGTGCTGGCAGCCACTGCATCGCCACCAACCCCCGTAGGTTTTCTCCCACTTCACCAAACCACTAGGCATGCCTTTCATCCGGGGCTGATATTCGCACTCTGACATCACAATATCATCATTAGACGGCACGACGCGCTCGGTGCGCTTCCAGTTGGTCATCGCATCATCCCTTTCAGTATTATTGCGTTCATTCTTTCCCCAATTTCGCTCGTACATCTTTTGCCCATTCCGTTGCCTCGCCGACAGTTATGTCATGCTCGCGGCGCTTCATTTCCGCCAACTCCCGCGCCGCCCATTCGCCCGCTTCGATTATCGTCTTTTCTGCCTCTCGCGGGTGGGCAAATAACCACCATATAAAGCGCAGTAGGTTCATCGCCCGTCACCTCCATATTCAGCATCGCCCCTACTTGCCGCGATGATCTCCCGCGCCTCAGCCCAGTCCGCCTCGAAGCGCGCCATCGCCTCGACGCTCAACAGCACGTAGCGCGTCGCGCCATGCTCGACGCACTGGTAGGCCCGGATCGGCCCGTCAGTCAGACGTACTTGTGTGCGTGGCTCCTTTCCCGCGTTGAGTGCAGTGCGCACTTCGGGGAATGCCTCGTCAAATACTATCCGCGCCCGATAGACCTCAAACTTAATCATGTCATATTGTAGCCGTTCAATTCGGTCATCATCGTATAGCACGAGCAGCGCCTCTCGCAGCCGTTCGATTTCTGCCTTGTCAGCCGCCCGCTCGTTGACGGCGGCCACAAGCGCGTCAGCGTTGGTCAACGCAGAGTCGCCATAGATGCTCCCGATACGCTCCCCTTCCGCATCAACGATATATACCCCCTTGGGGTTAGGAGACGTGTTGATACCGATACACGTCAATGGCAGTTGCATCACTTTCCCCTTATTATGACAATAATCTCAATAATCTGGCAGAGCGCAAATGCGCCTACCATCCCCGCCGCGATACCGCCAAACACCCGCACAAACTCCGCCAGGGCCGGGGCCATCATCATTTGCTCCTTATCCCGATTACGGCCAGCGCCTCGTCTATGCTGCGAACTACATAGACGTGGCCATGCCAGGTCTGCGCAAACAACACCTCGTCTGGCGTTAGTTTGCCCGTCGGCGTTTTGATCTCCATCAGAATCAGCCAGTCCCTACCCGCATAACCTACAAGCAAATCAGGGCAGCCATGCCCCACATCGGCCAGATCGAGCACCGACGCGCCCGCTTTGCGCAGCGCCTCGACGATCTCGGCTTGGTTAGCGTCGCGCTTGCCGTGATTCATTTTAGCGCCTCTTGCGTAGCAATGGCCAATCCACACCAGAATCGGCAGATTGATATTTCCCAAACACCAGACCGTCCTCTATATACGGATTCTTCTTAGAACATTTGCTACAAGTTGAATAATCCTGTAACGTCTCGCTCCCGCCGCCATTATCTGATGATGACGTTGATCTAGAAATAGTCTTCCCGCATGTAGAGCAAATAATCACAAGCGTAACAGTACCTTTTCTACTCATTGTTATCTCCTTCTAATACTTTCTCCACTTGCTCTGCGATGGCCTCGGTATCGCAATGCCCCTGGCACTTGGCGTCCCATGCGCGCAAGAGCGCGCGCAGCCGCTGATTTTCGTCCTCCAAGTTCGCAAGAGCCTTTCTGTCTTCCCGCATAGATGCACCATCTACGTCGTGCATGAGGCGCAGCCGCTCGATCTCCGCTTGCATCGCCGCCCACTCGTCAAGCAACGTGGGTAGAACGGTAGCCAGCAGATACCCGACGTCATCATGGGAAATGATCCCCACCCGCAAACCAGAGCCATTGTCATGCAATTCCAGCCTCGCCCGCCATGCCGCAATCTGTTCAGCCGTTATCGTCACGGTTCACCCCCACCTCCCCCCGCGTCGAGCGCGTCGCGCAACTTGTCTATCTCATCAGGATCCACCATGTAGTCATGGGTATAGTCCCCGTAACCGCCAAAGCGCGCATCCTTGAACACGCCTCTAGCCGCTTGTTCGATGGCCCGCAGCCGCTCTACCTCGTCGAGCAGCGCGGACAGGGCGTCACGGGCAATGATGATAAAATCAACGTCATCAACATTGGGCACGAAGTCGGCAATCATTATCCCGTCGTTTGTCTCCACTGACGAACACCGATCATTCACCCACGGCCCAGGCGCCGCCTTGTGCATCAGCGCCCGCCACTGCGCAATCTGTTCAGTTGTTATCATTCCCTACCTCCTCAGACTTTGTGAAATCCGCCGGAATACAGTCAGTTTCATTTAGCCCGCTCTCCAAAACATGGAGAGCGTGCGAATAATTCCAACTGCATGGCCGCTCACGGAGGTCGCACATGCAGCCGCTTTCGGCGCAGCGACTATCCTGAGCGTCAATCGCCGCTTGTAGCGCCATAATGACGATTTGTATATCGTCACTCGAGATTAACCACCATTTCATTGCTTCCCCTCCTCCTCACCAACCGTCACCGTACATAGCGCCGTCGTGGGCGCATGATCGCCCGCCGCCCAGCGCGCTTGCGCCGCCTCGGTTTCGCGCGAGATGGCTTGCAATAACTCCCCAAACTCTACCATTGACAGCGACGTTGCCAGATCAGGCGCGCAATTGGTATAACGTTCGATCTGCGCTAGTGCTAACTTGCACCATTCGTCCAGCATATCAGAGGCTCTTTCGCTATCCACTCTGGTCAGGAGCGCGCCCAGCTTGCACATGCGCGTAATCCGCATAATGTCGCCAATGGTTACGGAATCAATGCTGATTGCAACGAGGCGGGTTTCAGCCATCGTTTACCTCCAGCGCCTTGCACGTAATCTCGCCAACGCCCGTCACCACTTTGCAATTCGGACACGCTCTCATAGCAACCCCCTTGCCACCATAAACGCCGTCGCCAGATCAATGTCGGCAAACGGGCTATAGGCATCATCTAGCGGCGGCGCGGGCGTCCACGGCTTACGCCAGATGCGCCACGCCAATACCACGCAGCGCGCCACTCGGACGGGCCAGGAAGAGACGCGCCGATAGACTGGCTCGCCATAGACAACGCCTTCGTATCGCAGTTTCATGCTTCCCCCTCATACGGCTTTGGCATAGGCCGCCAAGCGGTGACGCGAGTCCATCCAGCGCCCGTCCAGGCAAACTCGACGGGCGTCAACAATTCAGAACGCAGATTCATCCACTCAACGACAGTGGCGTCATAATAGGCAATCCGTATGTATCGCGCCGTAGGAGCGTCAATCGGCCCGTCGCACATCGTTACCAGGTATTCGCCCGATTGTCTCGGCAAATCCGCCGCGCTGTGTATCGGCGTCCAAGCACACAAGACTTTGCTCATGCTTCCCCCTCATACGGCGCGGGCCGCTCATAGGAAGCCCACGCAATGACGATCTGATAATCGTCGGCGCGCCCATCGCCATAGGCTTTTTCATCCCAACGCGCATGATATAATGACGTGTCGTTAGCATAGGGCAACTAACGTTTATTGCTATTATCCCAATCCGCTAGTTCTACCTCGTAACTGAATCGCCCGTCCTCATTATCGGTTTGGGTTGTCACCCAATAGATGCCCCCCTCTGACGGCAAATCCGCCTCGCTCTTGATTGGATGCCATACTACGTCCATCTCACCCTCCTTTGACAATCTCTTTTACCAGATCATCCATCATCTCAAAAGTTATTCCTGGCCAATTCCCATTAGCGTCAGGAGAGCCTTCTATGAAAATCCATAGGCGCAGCCGCTCATTTCGGATGAAAAGGCGATCAATCAATGCCCACAAAAAGTCACTTGAGAGTTTCATCTCATCCTCCTATAAAAACCTCGCACAGCGGCGCGCCTTCCCTTGCCTTTTTTTCACGCGGCGGCAACGTCGGGCCGCAAAAGCTAGAATCGTCTAACTCTGCTTCACGCCACAACTTGGCTTCTTTGTCCGCCGCGCAGTCGGGGCAAGGCTGGCCAGATGCAATCAATACACCGCATACTGGACAATGTTGCAATGGCTCACTTTTTGCTATCGCTGTGTTGATCGCGTCGCGTACAGTACGCAGACTGCGCCCCATGAATCGCGCGATGAATGCCCGTGAATGACCTTGCCGAAAGAGCTTGACCATTTCGGCGCGCTCCTCTGGCGTGACAAAGGAATAGCAGCGCGTCATTCATCCCCTTTCGTATCCCCAAACAGGCTGTACTGGTCAACGTGATCCTCTTTGCGTCCGTATATCCACCAATCCATGACTTCTTGTGCCGTTTGCCAGGTGCGCGGCTTGCCCTTGGCGGCGCACTCGACAATCATACGATCAAAGGCTCGCAAATAGGCATTATAGATGCGCGGCCAGCGCCGCGCATCTCGCTCCATCTGGCGCGTGTTCCCCATCGGGCACATCACGCAGCCGATGCGCTT